CATCAACCTGTTCGGATTTTCCAATGGGATGATTTCTGCTCCGAATTCTTTCCACTTCATCTTTTGAAATGTTTGGTTGTCTCTTGGCAAGTTGTCCTTGTAATGAGGATAGAATATGACTGCTTTTAATCCAAGTTGTTTACAGAAATAAGAAACCGCAAATCCTCCCATACTGACAGATGTATCACAATAGGCTACAACTTTAATTCCTTCTGCTTTTAAAGATAGAAGTCTACGTTCAAGCCCCCTCGGTTTTGCAAATGAAGGTCCGGGAGGTAAACAAGCAAGATCTTCCCGTTTTACGAGGATCTCTTGACCGTTCCATTTATATCTTTCAATTGGGGTATCTTGTATCATAAAATCAATCCTTCCTTATCAAGGGGAGATAAAAGGATTTCTGGAATCTTTGGTTTCTTAGCTGTTGTTCCTTCTCGCCAGAGAAAGAACGGATGATTTCTTCGAATTAGAGGTTGGTTGAGAAATTCCCGTTTGCCTTTGTAATAATATTTGTCCAGGTCGATTGAAGTTTTTATTGCAGCCTGCATTTTTTCATCAAGCATTTTTGAAGTTATTCCCATAGTGGAAAACCGAAGTGCCATAACAACAAATCCCTTTTTGGAAACGCTGTCCATTAAATCGAAAAGAAGAGAAACATATTTCGGATCTGTGGTTGAGAAAAGAACTCCACAGGAAATTAAGAAATCCCAATTAGTATCTTTATTTAGTTCATCCCAATAATTTCCGACATGAAAATTCAAAGATGGACATTGCAATTTTGCATCGTCAATATTTTTTTGGACAATATCAAATCCACGATATTTAATATCTGGTCTTTTTTGTAAGATTATTTCTGCCAGGGCTCCTCCACCGCAACCAATTTCAAGAATTGATTTTGCATTTGGGGGAATCAAATCAGAAAGTGCCCAATAATGTTGAAACATTTCATCTTCGGTATACCCATACCACTTAAATCTTGCTGGGGATTTTTCATTGTACTTTTCTGCCCCACGTGAATAAGACTCAAATTCTTTTTTCGTTTTTTCATCCATATCAGTAAAGCAATCCAGATTCAGTTTTTGTTTTATTCTGACAAGCATTATCCCAATCTAATTTTTCTATTTGCTTTTCTGTTTTAAGGTTGTATAATTGCAAGGTCTTGATCGGTTTTAAACGTTCTTTATGTTCAATCAATCCTTTGAATAATCCCGTTCCAAAATTACAGAGAGTTTCCTCTCCCATTTTGTTTGCCCAGTATGCACACTCTCTGTAATGAATTATCATGGTTGGGTCTATAAAGAATCCATCATCATAGTTTCGAAATCTTGTTGTTTGCACAACCATTTGATCACTGATGGCTTCGGATGCTCCCCATGCACTCAAAATATTTTTCCCATTGTATACTAAAACCACGAGCTTTTGAAGCCCTTTTGGACTTCCAGGAATACTTTTGTGAGCACTATGAACAGAATTTTTGCCTTTAGATTTAATCCATATTTCGTAAACAGCCTTACATTGATTATAAATATGCATCGGCATATCTTCTAAATATTCGATTCTTGCCTTGCCATTTTTTTCCATTGCCTCAAATTGGTTAGTTTTGTATCTGACGTTTCTCCATTTTTTGCCAGGCATATTTTTTGAATCTCCGGCAAAATAGATAAACTCATTATTGTTGAGGTCTTTAACAACGTCAGATTCAGAAAGATTGAATAGTTGCATATCTTCTTCACTCAACCGTGTATGGCATCCGGCATTCCGAAACATCTGCATAATCTCAAATTCTATGTTGTGATCACAATTTAAATTCATTGGTGGCAAGATCAGGTATAGAACAGGCCGATGAATATGCCTACGGACAATGACGATAAGGGAGTCTTTAATAATTCCCCAATAGTATAGAGGAACATTAACATATTGAGACATCTCAAGAAGAGATTGATAAAACCGAGGATACCTCCTCGTCTTGAAGAAGGCATCATAGAAAGGATAAAAGCCTGTTGCATATTTTGTTTCAACAGGCTTAAATCCTTGAGTCAACTCTGTAACAGTCGGCATTATTGAATCTTTCCGGTTTTTTTCAGATAATTTAAGATATCCTTTGTCGATATTACCCAGTTTGACAAAGTGCTCTCGGCAAGTCTTTTTAGTCCAGCAGATTCAATGGCCTTTTGAATCTCTTCGTCTGTTGCCACAGGATTATCACAAACAAATTTCCATGCGAATTCAGATGAAGACTGTTTCTTCTCGACGGATGATTTCGGTTTGTCTATCTCTTTCTTTTCCGCTTTAACCTTCAGCTCCTCAACCCCCAATGCCTCCAGCACCTCGACCGTTTTGGGCTTTAAAACATCGTCCGGTTTTAATTCTGTCGCTGCCTCTCTCAGATCAGCTTCTAATGTGGCTTTGGTCACGTCCTTATTCTCCGGATCTGTTGGAATGGGAGGGTCCAGTTTCATGATGGCATTCAAGTCATCACATGCATCTGCCAATAACTTTTTGGTCAAATCTCTTGCTTTCATCTTTCTTTCTCCTTTTTTGGTTAGTGTTTATTTTATCCTTTAACTTATTGTACTGAAAAGCCGTTCAAATTTCGAAGAGTTTTTTAATATTTTTTCATTTTTTATCCTAACATCTGGCACGATGAAATATACGGCCTCCCGATTCTCAATTGATTTAATACCATTATCTGACCGACCAAAGAAAATTCGTCATGCCTTTGCTTTGCGACCCCACAACGATAAATATTATTGTCATGTTCCCAGTCATTCTGATTGATTACAAATCCAATATCAATCAGGTTTAACTTCCTGATATCTTCAGCCCAATCTCCTCGTTTAGTATCCCTCCCACTGCGGGCTGCACTTGACTGACTGCCGGTTGCCATCAGGCAATGCCGCTTCTGTGCAATTGCTTTATGCCCTTCCCAGATCTCGTTTATCCCATGCCTGTATTCCCTTTCTGATCGCTTGAATTTATCTGCATAATCTGTAATGATTACATCAGGTATAAACCCTTCATAATATTCCAGATTGTCTAAATATGTTTCAAATCCTTGCATGGTTAATTCACCAGATGGAAACTGGGTAATTTTTAATCGTTTATTGCGGACAGCGGCAATGCGTTCAATGGCTCTTTTCTTCCTTAATGCAGTTGAGATTTCCAGGGCTTCCCTTTGTACAACCCGATACCACGATGTAGGCTGAAAATTTGCTGTTCCCATACATTTAGTACAAACCTTATACCCTTTTGGGGTATCTTTGAAATTTGGCCTATTGTAATATATCTTCTCTTTTTCCTCTTTTTCAACCAATGAAATTTTGCAACCATCAGAACATTCCCCGGTCTGATTCTTTGCACAATCAAAGATAGGGATTAAAATCTGCCCAGCATATTTCGCTTTTGGCAGGCCAGTGAGCCAGTGAAGAATACGTTGGATTATTTGTCTTTCGCTCATCTCAAGGCTTACAAAAAGAACTCTGTATCCGCTAAACAAAGCCCTTAAAGCAATATACAATAGCCACCATGTCTTCCCTATTCCAGATGCTCCGACTACAGCAAAAAGGTGTCCTCTTTCTAACTGACCAACAGCCTTGCCGAGATCCCCATGCAATTTGAAAAGTGTATCTCCACTGTTTTCATCCAATGCCTTGATAATTGATTCACCATCAAAAGGGTCAATGCCTTTGATCTCCTGCCGGGCCACTCTTTTGAAATTGGCAACTAATGCTTCTCCATCATCAATCCTGCCTCCGGCAATACATTTAGACAATTCAAATCGGTGATTTTCCAGAGCTGAAAGTCGAAAGTGTTTTTCTGCCTGGTCAAGAATGTAAGGGGCATTAAATTTCTCTCCTGTTTCATATTCCTGGCTGATACTGGATAAGAACGCCTCGATCAACTCTGCTTGTGCAGGATCAAGCTGGCCTTCTCTATGAGTTCTAAAAATATCCTCAATTGCATTTGCTGGTGGCTTTTTATATCGTTGGTAATATTCCTGGCACCATTCAGCAACAGTATTTGCAAAGTCACTGCGGAGGATTCTTGGTCGATAAAAGGATTGAACCTCAGAAAGAAACCTCTCTGATGTAATCATTCCAGTAAGGATAGATCTTTCTATGCGGGAATCGATTGCCGGTTTACGGCGGATGATTTCTGTCATTATAACCCAAACCCTTCTGATTGGGCTAATTGTTCTGCTTGATGCATATACTTAACAGACAGGTCGTAATATGATTTTTTTAATTCAATTAAAATCGCCCTGCGTCCCATGCGAACAGCTTCATATCCTTCACTGCCAATCCCTGCGAAAGGTGACAAGACAATATCCCCAGGATTCGTCCATAACTCAAGGCACCGGGCAATTGCATCTAATTGCAAGGGGCAAATATGCCTTTCATCGTCTTTCTCTCTTGCTTGTTTGATATTTAGGGTATTTGATTGTCGAATGTCCATCCAAACAGGGGATGCATATCTTTGCCAGACATAATGGCTATATTTATTCTTTTTTGGGTTGTTTTGTTTTTTGGCAGTTGGTTCTTCCTTTTCTCCAATATATCTTTCAAATCCTCTACCATGTGATATTGGTTCTTGATTCTCCCCTGGTTTGCGTACAGTTAATATATAATCAGGGGTCCCGTTTCGACACATTGCAGAATCTTTGGATATTTGTTTATGAGCAAGACCAAGAGATTTTGTGCGAACAGCCTCTAATAATGGATCTTTCCAAATTAGACATTTACTGTGATAAATAAATCCTACCCGCTCAAATTCCTTTAATAATATTCCGGGAAAATCTTTCATGCCAATGTATCCATCTCTCTCTTTCATTGCAGGTATATCAGAACAATGTAAGGTGATTAACCGTCCTGGCATCAATACTCGATATAGTTCTGGGATGAGGAATTGAAAATGGCTATAAAATTCTTCATCTGTTGAATTGCCCATATCTCGGACTGAAGCTGAATATGTAAACAATGAACTAAAAGGTGGACTAAAAATTGAATAATGAATTTTATTTGATGGAAGCCCTTTTATAATCTCGACAGCATCCCCGTGATATACAGACCATTTTTCAGTTATCTTTTGAGAAAGGACTCTCGGCTTCTGCCTTCTCTGAGTGTGCAATTCTTCATACAACTTTGATTTTGCATTTTTTAAATGTCGTTCATAAAATTCAACCTCCTCAATCATCTGATCCATTTTGGTAACCTCATTTCTTCAGTAGGGTAGTAGTCAACAAAAGTTCTTCCCGTTTGCCCTAATTCTTTTTTTGTCAAACTTTTCATATGCCTGACCATGCTTTCAGTCATCAGTCGAGCTTGTTTGTCTTTGCGTCGGATATTTTGAAGCACGCTGCCCTCCCGCTCTTCAATAAATATGTGAATATCGACTTCATGTTGTTGCCCAAAACGCCATATCCTTCTCACAGCTTGATAAAATTGCTCCCATGAATCGCTCAATCCGATGAAAGCAGCCTTATTGCAAATTTGCCAATTCATTCCCAATCCAGCTATTTTTGGCTTGGTTACTATCCGTCTGTATTTTCCATTTGCAAATCCAAGCATTCTTTCAGACTTAATTTCATTGTCATGCCGGCCTGCAACCTCAATTGCATGATGAATTTTTTTTGTTGCATATTCTCCTTCAGGATTCAAGTTGACCCAGATGACCCAAGGAATCATTGAGTCATTTATAATTGCTGCTGCCTCATCAACTCGCAACTTGATCGTTTCTCTCCTCACCTGCCTTCGTTCATCTAATGTTGATGCAGTCTCTGTCAATAAGCCAAAGGGCTTTGCTGTGCTTAGAATGATATGCTCGTGGTATCTTATTTTGGGAAGGATAAAACCATCATCATCAAAACCAATATCAGATGGCTTATTAATCATGACTGCCCAGCTGCTCAACCATTCCCAAAAGATGTTGTTTCTGACATGCCCTTTTAGTCGCCATGTACCTGTATTAGACGTATCGTTGATAAAGAATGTAGACAGCATCTCTGTGCGGGTCATTATGCCTAAGAACTCTGCATGATTTCCCAATTCCATGTAATCGTTTGGAGCAGGAGTTGCGGTGCAGGCGAGCCGATACTTTGTCTTTTGAAAGGCATCTATAATCTCGTTGCGGATTGCTCCTGTGAAATTTTTGAGGATGCTTGACTCATCCAAGACAATCCCAATGAACCTTTCTGGTTTGAATTTATGTAATTTTTCATAATTTGTTATATTTATTCCATCTTTAATATATGCATCGCTTGGGCAAACATTTACAGGAATCCCGAATTTTTCTCCCTCCTGTCGGGTCTGCTCTGATACTGCTAATGGAGCCAAGATCAGAACTGGTTCCTTTTCCTTTTTACAAATCTGATTTGCCCATTCAAGCTGTTGGGGGGTTTTCCCAAGGCCACAATCCTCAAATAGGGCAGCTCTTCCTCTGGCAAGAGCCCATCTTTCAATGACCTTTTGCCAATTGAAAAGCATTGAGTTCAAATCTTCCAAAGGAACTTCAAATCCACTCTTTTGGTCAACAATTTGCTTTCCCTCTAAAAACTGCTCATATCCTTCCATTATTCAACTCCGCACATTTTATCAATCATTTGAAGCAATCTTTTCACATGTCTTCTTTCAAGTGCTTTTCTTCTGTATATTTTGCCCAAATGACTTTTCTTAGGAGTCTTCCATTTATGCCCAAGATGCCAATACCCGCAAATTTTGCATCGATACGGTGTGCCAAAGGGAAGTTCTTTTCGGTATTTAAGAGTTGCTTGGGCTTCCTTCCTTGTTTTGAAAGGGTATTTTTTGCAAGTTATCATTTTTCAAATACTCCAAGGCTTCTTGTAAATTGTTTACTCTTATCACATTTAGAATTTCCGGTCGCCCCTGATTCCATTTCTGATCTATCAAAAAGGCTGTCGAAATAATTGGGCTGATTTCGTTTATAGTTTCAAATCTGTCATCAGCAAAAACTGTAATGTCATTGTCCTCTATTATTTTTAATTTGCTATCATTTGTGAGGAAGAGTTTGAATGGCACTGGTAAGTTAGCCTTGCACCATGCCTTTGTGCAGTCATAAAGATATGATTGTCTGCTTGAAATTATTGGAAGATAGAGTTGTTTGAAAAAATCCATGATCTCAGGAAGGGCATTCACCGAGGTCTGAATAGGTTTGATCTTTTCTGAATGGGCTAACAATGATCGATTTATGAAATCTGAAATCTTTTTCCAGTGAGTTCCTTTAATTTTAATTCTATAATGATTCAAGGAAAATGATCCATATCTTTTCGCAAGACCTGTGAGCCATACTGAATGGGAATCTGCTAATACCATATCAAGATCAGTTGCAAATTTCATTCATTCCCCCCTTTCATATCTTGTCGGGATAATTGGAGACAACCCAGCCTCCCTTCTCTTTTTTGCTCTTCCAACAGGCCATGGCAGGCAGTCATTGGTTGAGCATTCATAGATTGTAAATCCTTTGCCCTTTTCCCATTTATAAATGATTGTGCCCCCGCAAATTGGGCATTTTTCCTGCCCTTCATATTGGTTGTTTTCTGTTGGAATGGTTTGTTGTGGAATCTGTATTTCCGTCTCTTTGCTTCGTAAATTTTTAAGATCAAAAAAACCAGATTTAATCACAATAATGTCTTTCCAAAAAATGCTTTCATACTTGCTTTTTGCATCTTCTCTTGGATCTCTTTAGCGGGTGTGCGCTTCCAATCCCAAAAGCCATATTCTTGTGCACATTGCCCGCATTGCATTTCTCCATCATCTCCATATTGTCCTGTGTGACCATGATTCAGCCATAGCAATTCACGCAATATTTGATTTTCTTTAAATACTTCCCGAATTTCCCCAATAACAGCCTCATTTTCAAAGTCACGTTTATTAAGGCTATCAAAGCCTTTTAGTTCCATTGCATCTGCTCCCTTTTTATTTCAAACTTTTTCTAAGCTAACTAGCGGCTATTGCTGTCTGGTTCAGGGATTTGTTAACACCAATTACATTCCAATAGGACGGCTTGCCATACCACCAGATAGCCTATCCTTAACTGTCCAAAACCGCCAAGCCGATCCTCTGCGCTTAATTGCCATCTTAGCCCCTGATGGGGTTTCAACTTCTTTTACATATGCACCAACCTCATGGACATAGTTTAGATTGTCTAAAACTTTGTACTTCTTACCTTCAATTTCAATCTGTGCCATTGTTTTCTCCTTTTACATTAATGCCCTAATCAGCGGTGGGAATAATCTTTTGCATCATCTGTTGAATCGTGCCTTTTCCATCCAGGTACATAATTTTGCATGACATCATTCCCATCTACTGCATTTGGTTGTTGGGAGGCTCGATTCTCAAGCCACTGAACATATCTAAGTGTATGATAGTCACTGCTGCCCTTATGATATATGGCTTTTTCACCTGTCTCGGATTCATATAATTCTGTTAATTTCATAATTCCTCCTAACGCCGCTAATAACCCGCCCGAAGTAGCATAGCTATTGAGGGTCGGAGTTCGGGGATTGGTTAGCAAATTAAGCCTTCATCATCAAAACACATGCACAAAACCATGCACATAACCATCCAAGTGTAGCGTGCCAATTTTTATTTAATCCATGAAAAAAGCAAAACTTATAAAAATTATCATAAAACCAGATAATAAATAATAATTCATAGTTTCCTCCTCTTAATTTGCTAACGCCTGAGCTAACCAGCAGCTATTTGCTGTCGGCTTCAGTGGGCTTGTTAGCAAACGATAAACTTTACACCACATCCAGGACAGAAAGCTTCTACAACTACTTCATTATCTGATGGAGCATACCCCCAGCATTCAGTAGAAATGTGTTCTATTTTTCCCAAATCTGGATGATTCTCAAGCCTTTTGACTATGACTTTCTTCATAGTTTTGCAAACAGGACATTCTGAATCATAAATATTGAACATCTAATCCCCTTTCTTGTTAACGCCCGAATTAACCAGCAGGGTTGAGCGTAGCGATAACCCTGTCTGAGTTAAGTGATTTGTTATGTGGCAGACAGGATTCGAACCCGCAAAGGCCGTGGGCTTCGACCCCACCTACCTAATCACAGAGCCGTTTATGGTTTACTGTGATACCACTTGACGGCTTGCGTCTACCAATTTCGCCACTGCCACATAACGCCGCTAATAACCTGCCTAAAATGGTAGTTTATTTTGGGTCAGAGTTCATTTGCTTGTTAGGTCACTGTTCTTTCTTTTACTCTAAAAAGCATATCATCGCAGGGCTTATCTCCCCTATGCATTCTTTTTCCACAGACTCTCAACATCTCATTCCACTTATTCAGTTCTTCTGCTCTATGTTTTCTCATTGCCATATAAGCATCCGCTATTTTGAAATGTAGGCTAACCGTTTCAAAAGCACTTTCAAATTTACATGGACAAAACTCAAACGCATATATTTTCATTTAGTGACCTAACGCATAGTATTAACCGGAAAAAACTCTATATATTAACGCTCTAACCCGCCAGAAAAGCGTCAGCTTCAGTGCCCTGGTTAGATTGTTCCTTGATAAATTCTAAGGCTTGTTGTGCCAACTTTTTATCTGAAATCTCAGCCCAATATTTTATATCAGATTCGGATGCTACTTCAGCCCGCCTGATATAACGAAAACCAACTGATATTAATTCATCTTCCATCTTATCCTCCTTTCAATTTAACGCCTTCCCTAACCCGCCCGAAATAGCGTGCTATTAAGGGTCGGAGTTCAGGGATTGGTTAGGAGGTAGCAATTGTGGAGCCCAATGTGTTGGCAGTGGCCACATAGCTGGCAAACCAGGGGCATTTATCCGCCACCCAGAATTAGCCCCGCCCCAATACCCTGCAAATTGTATTTCCGGCCTAAATAGATAAACGTGGCTTCCATCTTTCGGTGCTGTTTCTATTGGTTGCCAATCCATTTTTTCTCCTCCTAACGCCTAAACTCAGTGGCGGGATTGTGACATATCCAAACAAATACTATGCGAGCAAGCCCTTGTATGATATGGATACTTCCAACCACATTCTGTGCAGCAGATAATCCCGTCTGCTGGAGTGACTTGTTGGGAGACTATCCATCTATAGACAAGCATTTTGATTTTGTTTCTTATTGGTTCTGGAGGTATGCCATATTTTGAAGCATCAAAATTATGACATACTTGGTCAACCTGATTAATTAAATCGTGTACCTGCTCATCATATATCTGTATTGTTTCTATCATAATTTTCCTCCCAACGCCTTACATTTTGCCAAAGATGCTGCCATATATTCAATCGCCTGTAATGCTTCATCAAACGTAATATCATCTATGATAATAACCTTGTTGTTTGGGAGGACCTTCACAAGCTCTCGATTGTTAACTAATACATGAACTTTGAATATTGGATTTATTTTATTTATTGCGATTTTATTCATACTTTTTCTCTCCAGATTTCTGCCTACCTCCTGAACTAACCGGAGGTAACCCAAGTGATTTGGGACCTATATAAAACAACATGCAAATAGCAATCTCCCGCTTCAGACCAACAATATTTTACGTTTGACCAATCTAAATATGTCATGTTCATTTCTTTTTCTCTCTTTCTCGGATAGATGCTTGCAAACTCTCTATTCTGCCGAGTACCAAAATAATAGCAGCTCTACAATTTGATGCGGTAAGCCAAATCTTATTTAACTCTAATAATAGCTTGGCTCGTTCTTTAGCTGTCATTGTGTTTTCCTACTCCTCTCCCCATGCTTTTCTTTTTGCAGATTTATGGCTGCTATGCTGAAACTCAGGATAGAGCCTGAAATACTTCACGAGCCTTCTCATAGCTCTGGCACGTTTGGATTTGTTAGGTCGCGTCATCTCCACAAAAATCCTTTCCACCAAGTCAAAGTTCCCTTAATACCATAATATAAAAAAGCAAAAGGGGTAAGGATGATACCGATTAGCAATATTATTATGTTTAGAAATGAATAGTAAAGTTTCATAATAGCTCCTCAGTTCCAGATAGTATTTTCTCTGCCTGAATCTTGGCGATATCTATAATGGCCTGCTTTGCAAGAGTACCAAAGTTCGCTTTGCTTTTATAATATTCCTTTAATAACCAATGTATTTGTCGGCTTTTGCCTTCTGTGAATTTAATTTCTAATTTCATGGGTATTCCTCCTCATATTCCGGCTCAGGGTCTAATTCTTTCCAGTACAACACTTTAGATTTCCAGTCATACCACTGGCCATTAAAACGATCTATTGTCCAGCGTTTTGATCCTTCCCTGTCTCGTATCCAGGTGAGGACTTCTCGACTATCATCTGGGGGTGGTTGGTTCATGGGTTCTCCTTGAATACCTTGTGAGGCGATAAGCCTTAATTTGAGGAATTGGATATATCTTCATTTGGAGCGGAGAGGTCGGAATCGAACCGCCATCTTCCTTTTGGGATAAAGGATATTCTACCCTTGCACTATCCCCGCATTTAGGTTTTAAGGTTGTGTGGGTCATGGTTGTTCCTTGAGTACCTTATTAGGCCGGTAAGCAATACAAAATACCGGCCCTGGATCACCGACAGCGTTTGCTTTTGAGCAATGTTGCTCATAAAGGCTATTCCAATACATACAATCATCTCTGTTGCAAGGTATGCCTTCACTTCTTTCTGATTCATATATCATATATCCACCTAATTTGTCTTATCCCTTCGGTCTTAAACTTGCCCGCCCATACAATTCGTCTTCACACTCATCAACAAAGGATTGAAAAACCTTTCCCTCTGCTGATATATTTATTATACTGTTTTCCAGCCAAGACTTAGAAATAATAAAATTGCAGAAGTCATCAATAAACAATTTTAGGTTGCCCCATCGGTATTTTGCTATGTTATTAGAGAAGTCCATTTGACTATGATATTCAATTATAGATAAGATCTCATCCATTGTCTTAGCAGTTACATCATGATCGAAAACTTGTTTGTCCTTGAATTGTTTTATTATGGGATCTATTATATCCGGGTATTGTTTTGCTGCCTTGTGGTTTTCAGGTTTGAAATTAACTGAGTTGTTTAATAGCTCTGGCTCCTGTCCTATGACCATCAGAAACCAGCTATTTTGTTTGCCAGGATTATAAAGCAGGGTTGCAAGATCTCTGGGCAGGTTATCTTTGTTCCGGGGCCAGTAGCCCTCAATGAAAATGTTATTAAGGTGCTTCAATCCTTCCTTGATCTCTTCTCTTGTCCATTGTTTAGCAAGTATAGATGAGGAGAGTTTATGTTCATTAAAGAAGCCTGGTTTGAATTTCTTGCCATCGGCAAAGCGGCCTGAAGCAAGCTGAGTGAGATACTTCGCTGCGGTTAACCGCACTTTGGTATTAGATCTGATATGCATAGTTGGAATGCTCGGGAGATTGTTCCAAAAGTTGAGGAGATTATATTGAAGAGAGTTGGGAGGGATTTTCTTTGATTCTAATATAAGGGTTTCATTGTTTAAGTTTAATAATCCTTGTTCGGATTCAGAAGAATCCGTTAAGGTTACTTTAGTAACCTTAAATCTGTTATTATTTACTCTGTTATTATTTATAAGGCTGTGTTTTACAGGATACGTATCCTGTGTTTCACGGTCTACTGGGGTATCCTGTGTTTCACTGTATACCTCTTGTTCTTTTATTTTTCCATGCTCAACTTTGTATATATCTAGTTTTTCTGTTTTCAGAATTTCAACTAATTTGAACATATCGATATAATACCAATTTCTTCTTAACTCCCCACTTTTTCCTCTCTTGATATCTAGGATTCCAAGCCCCTTGAAAAATGATATGAATTTGGCTTGCTTGTCAAAACTAATTTGAATCTTTTCTTTTATGTGTTTTTGTTCAAGGTAGAAATAATTGCCTTTGTTCAATAAGTTTTGGCTTTCAAGATATCCTCTCCAATCGATTAGCAATGAAAGGAAAACTGCTATTTCTGCTCCAAATAATTTGACTGCTTGTTTATTGATTTCAAAGTAAGGTTGGTTTAAATACCAGAGAAATAGTTCATTGTATTCTTCTTTTTCGATCATTTTATTTATTCTCCGATTAAATCTAAAATATTTTGGGGGAGATTCTTTGTTTTGATATTTTGAATATCTTCTTTAGACAATTCGAACCATTCCCCGTTAAGTTGTTTATTTTGAAAAACCTGGTGAAATAACTCCTCTAAAATTGAAGCGTTTCTTGTTTTTATAGTGTGAGTTATTTTTGTTTTAAATGGAAGTTGAGGTTTGATTTGGTTAATTCTATTTCTTAGAGATATTGTTTTGCCTATTTTTACAACTTTGGTTTTTGTGCATTGTAGAAAGTATATATAGCCTTTGTCTTGATTTAGGGCTTCTTGTGGGTCATTATAGAAGTCTTCTCCAAAAATTTTCCAATTGGCAGCAACTTCTTTTTTGTCTCTTTGATTTTTTGCTTGTTGAAAAGCTTTGATATCTTTTTCAGAATATTTTGAATAAAATGTGTTGAGACTGCCTATTAAAGCCTTTGCCTTTTTCCAAGGTGTGAAATCTGCTTTGAATCCATAATTATCCATGAGAAAATTTTCAGGGTCGTTATAATGGATACTGGTAAAGAGGACTTCGTTTTTCATTGACAACCTCCCATTACAAGGTTAAGGCTGAGGGCAGGTGGTAATGGCACCCGCCCCCGGAAACCATGTTGGCCACATGGCAGCCAAAGTTACGAAAGGAGAAAGCAGGGAGCCTTTCATTTCGCATTTTTATATTATTTTTTTTTCTTAAAAAAAGTCAAGGAAAATAAAAAAATATTTTATTTTAATAATCTCCAAGCATTTTCATATACTTTCCATCTGTTACTTTTTTTAGTAGTTTTAAATTTCGTAGTGTTATCTCGTATGTAAATAATAGCTCCTTTTAATTTTCTTATTTTTTCCATAGGTATTATATAGGGCTTCTCTATTTTATGAATATAGCATATTAGATAATCTGCTATTCTTTTTTCTCTTTTTGTTAATATTGCTACAAAATATGAACCTTTTGCAGCAGAGCTTGTTTTGACAGAATTAAACATCCCTTTTATTTCTATTTTTTTATTATTTACTATTAAATCATATGGTTTTCTATATAAAGGATATAAAGGTTTAAACCCTAAAGAGATTAAATTGTCCCATATAATTTTTTCTGTTAAAAATCCTTTTTTAGTAGTATGTTTTTTATTCTTTGAGTATTTTGGAATTATTCCGTACTTTTTTATTCTATTATGTGGATGATTATTCGTTGTTCTTTTTTGTAGGTCGATACTGTATTTTAGTTGTTTTCGTTTGTTTATATAAATATCTTTCCCGTATAATTGATGATATATCTGTTTAGCATTTTCTTTGGTAAATCCATATTTTTTTGCAATAGACGTCAATGTTATATTCGTATTTTCTGTGCAGTTTTCAAAATCTGTTAATATGTCCTGTCCGTATTTTTTAATAAGTCTTTCTGGAAACGTATTATATAATTTTGGATATTTTTGTAATTCTTTTTCATAGAATAATTGATGGTAGCATCTATTACAAAGTCCTCTACTTTTAACATTAATTTCCTGTGTATGACACCGCATACATTTTTTAGTATTATCTATTTTCATAATAATATTATTATAACTGAATTTTTTAAAAAGTAAAGAAAAAAATTAATTTATTTTAATAATTCTCAATTGTTTTTCATAATCCGATTTCTTTCATTAGATTTTTCGCTTCATCATTTTTCATATCTGCTGGATCTCCACCTGGATTCATTATTATCTCACATTCTTTTCCAAACTCATATAGTCCAGATGCCATTTCGTTTGCTTTCTGTTGTCCTTGTTCATCTTCATCATAAAAGATAAATATTCGATCAAATTGCTGTGCAAGCATTAAGATCTGTTGAGAGGAATATTCAATTCCAAAAGTCCCCGCTGCTCCAAAACCTAATCTCCATACATCAAACATTCCCTCAACAACAATTACGGTTTTGCTATGACAATTATCAATTCCATATAATGAATATTTGTGGCAATAAACCTCTTCGTCCTCTGGGCAAGCCATATACTTGGCAGATTGTTTGCCTGTGACGTCTCGTGTTTGATAGCTGATTAATTGATTGTGTAAATATATCGGGGCAAGGATTCTGCCTTTATATGGGCCAAAGTTTCCAACTCCCAATAGTTCCCAATCTCGTTCAAGTTTGTCTGGGTCAAATCTTCTGTTTTTCAAGTATGCTCGTTGCCGTGGGGTCATGGGGCCGGTATCTGGGGGGTAAATAATCTTTTCAGCATAGACCTTTTCCTTGAATTCCTGTATTTGTTCTCCTGTTAAATATGGAGTGAGAACTCTTTTTGCTTGATTGATAGGGATTTTGAGAAGGGTTGCAATGACCTTTGGCAACCAGTGATTACCGCAACGATAACAGGTATAGTATGCTTTGTTGTGATTCATTCCCCCGTGCCATCCTGGATTGCCAGAACAGAAAGGACAACGGATATTAGTCCAGCCCTGCCGGGAGTGCTGATGTCCGGCAGGGGCAGTTGGAATGTTATGGTCTGCACAAAACTGCTGGGCATTAAATGGCATTTGTATCCTTTACATTTTTAATTTTTCATATTCCTTTTTTCTTGTTTTCATTCCCGGATATAAGCACTTTACATTCTGATCAAAGTAGTCAAAGACAAGGGCTCTTTCTTTTCCTTTTGCTGGCCGCAATACCCTTCCGAGATATTGAATGACACGTCCAGAAAACCGAATGGGCATTGTAAGAAATAATACTGATAGTTCTTTGCAATCAAAGCCTTCCCCAATTAGTTGACTGGTGGCAATCAATACTTCAATTTTACCAGCGTTGGTGTCTTTGACGATTTGTTTTCTTTCTTTTGTAGGGGTATCCCCGGTCAAAATTTCTGTGTTCCAAAGATTGCCCATCAACTTTTTTAATTCATGGCAATGGGCTTTTCGATCAGACAATATAAGACAGGTTTCACCTTGGCCTGCTGCCTTCCATACATCGTCAATGATCATTTGGTTGCGTTCCTCGTTTTGTGAGATTTCTTGTAGCATTGTGGAATATTCTGCTGACGGATCATCCATCGATGCAATGAAGTTTGTTTTCCTAATTACAGCCTCAACAGAGGTAATGTGTCCGGTGTTTATTAAATCTCGGGGCTCGATCTTGTGTCTGATTGGCCCAGAGTACCATTCGATAATTTTAGAAAGACCGTCCCTTCTGTAAGGTGTAGCAGAGAGGCCAAGGATATATCTCCCTTCGAAGTTTTTTACAGCCGCTGTGAACGTTCGACTCGGGGTGCGGTGGCATTCATCGATGATCAAAAAACCATAATTGTTTACAATTTCAGGATGCTTATTTAGGGTTTGAATTAGGGCAATTGTTATTGGTTTATCTTCATCAAGACACCCGTTGCCTATATGCCCAATGTTTTTTTCAGGGATATTTAAGAAGGTTTTGATTCTGTCTGTCCATTGATCAAGTAGTTCCCGAGTGTGAACGATTATAAGTGTAGGCTGTTTTCGTTTTGCAATCATGTAGATTCCAATGACTGTTTTTCCCGATCCAGTTGGGGCACATAGGACCCCTTCATTTTCAGGTAGTTGCTTTTCAACCGCTGTTTCTTGAAAGGGACGGAGAGTGCCAGAAAATTCAAAAGAGATGTCTTCAAATATATGTGTTTGATTATCAATTTCAAGTTCAATTTGGTTTTCATTACAGTATTCAATGATGTTTTTTAAGAAGCCCCTGGGAACAAAAAGCGCATCTTCACCAACTTCATCAAGAAAGTAAAGTTTTGGTGGAATTCTTAAATATGAGTAGGCAAGATTGTATTTTGTTTCATTGTGTATTATGGTTTTGGGATGCCTGGGTTCAAAGATTCTACAAAAATAAAACTTTCCGTCTTTTGGGGTAAATCTTGTTGGGAAGACCAATAGAGGGGTTCCCTCTTTTGTTTTGGGAGGTTCGATGTGGACATATTTATTGTTGTACCGGTATTGAAATGATATTTTCTTGCTTCCTTTTATCCTTTCGTTTTCTAACCATTTTGGGTCAGTCATTACCAGGGCATCATAAAGAAAATCATCAAAAGATTCATCAAGATATGGAACTTTGATTTGATTTTTTATTGTGAGTGTTAGTGTCATATCTGATTTATAATTTTGATGAATATTCCTTCTTTATCTTTTAGGACTTTGATTTTCCCAGCCGACAATTTGTAGGCAAGCCCCTTTTGATTCTGGAATTTGCTGGCTTGTCTGGCTGTTGCTGGAATACCGGCTTTTTGGCAGGCGTCTCGGAATTGTTTGTCTTCTTCTGAAAATATACCATTAGTTAACATTTCTTTTTCTCCTTTATTTTAATGGAAATTTAATTTGATTTTTTATGGTTAGCGTTGGCATTTTTTATAAAAATTTTCTAGTAGAGTTTCCCTTTTTAATTGGTTTTCATCTATTTCTATTACGGAAATATGAAGGTTTCTTTTTTTGGAATCTTCTATAAATCTTTTGTAAATGGATATGCGAAATAGAAAAGAGATAAAATCCTTTATTCCGTTTCCAATTTGTGTTTCCATCTTTATTTCTCCTTTATTTCAGTTATTTTGTGACTGTCAAAACTTAACAAATGCATTTTTATAGGTTTAGATGCAACCCTTAATTCTTGAGGGGTGGCGCTAGGATACAATTTTTCTGCTATTTGATAACAGAAATTGTCCATAGGATCTCTTTTTCCATTGGCATGAGTGTAGAGAGTGAAGCATTGCCCCATGTAGTTTATTTCTCCTTTGTGTAAGGCCATATTTTCTCTCCTCTTTCTATTATACTGAAAACTGGTTGAAATTTTAAGTTGTTTTTTAGCCAACCTGCCCTATCCAGTCTTTCTGCTTGGAGAGGGCAGCGCACAGGTCCTAATGGCTTTTCTTGCTTTTGAGTTTATGCAGCAAGTCTCAATGCTTCTTACCATGCTGTAATCGCCATTTTCTAATTGATAAATTTCATGACTCGTTTTTTTTTCTATTTTTTTAAGGTTAATGGGTTTTGTTTATAGAGTTTCTGTTGAATAGCTATTTACTCTTTTCTGCCATTTTTTGACGGAATCGTTTAATTCTGGGATGCTTTCCCCGTTGGTTTCTCCGTTTATAATAGCTTCGATCAAATGGTATTGTAATCCATCTTCTCGGCATAGTTTTCCGTTGATCATTGTCCCGGTTTCTTTGCAATCGTTTTCTTCAAAATATCCTCCAATTGTTTCTGCAATGGTTTTTAGGATTTCGATGTTTTTGGAATTTGCTGCCATTGAAAGCAATATTGCTGGGCCGATGGGGGTAGAGGCACTAAGAAAAATATTCATTTTGCAATATTCGTTATTGTAATGAAAATTGATAATGAAATAACCGGGTGCAAATTCATGGTTTGATTTTAATTTGAATTCTGTTACTTTTAAACGGGTATGGAGAATGCTTTTAATGTTTTCGATTCCCCAAAAAGAAGATGTGTATAGTTTTGTATCTGTTGACATTTTATATTTCCTCCTTTGTTTTATTTTGCTTGATTGTTGTTTGAAGATCATATACTTCTGGATTAAGTATAAAAGCTGTTGAATATCTTTGCTCATCAAGCCAAGGAATAATTTCCTTTTCTTTTGCATGAGCTTGATATTCTGGTAAATGGCCATCTTCCAAGAGAAATTGACCTCTACCGTTTTCTCTGAATTCTTTTACAATATCAAGTTTATGTAGTTGGGCCTTGCGCCCTGTGCAGACCCGGTATTCTCTTTCATTCCATCGTTGAAAGCCTGATATGCCTGGAATTGATTGCATGATGTAATATTTCTTTTTGAAGATTCTCATATCCCCTCCTTTTTTAAATATTTTTTCTCCATTCTTCCATTTTTTCATGATCTCCAATTCTGGTTTCTCCATTTTCATTAGACCTTATAAAGGCAATTCCTACGATTTTGTGATCGTCTTTTGGATCACCGGTTCCTTCATAATAGACGGTGAGATTTTTAACATCTCCTATCATGTCTTTTACTGTCATTTTATATTCCCTCCCTTAATGCTTCTTTAATTTCTTGGAAACAGGAATGTATATCTGCCCATTTCCAGTTTGAGTTTCGCAAATGCCGTTCAAGCCTTTGTTGAGTATTTCTGGGGAGATATGTTTCCTCTCGTGCCCATTGTACGATTTCGACAGGTGTTTCCCATACCAGACTGATTAAAAATTGGCTTTCTTTTGATAGGTTTTCAACCCACTGTTTGAGCCGTGTTTTCATCTCTGGTGTTTGTGAGAGGGGGAGAGGAAGCCGATTTATCTCTTCGTCTCGGATTTCAAATTGTGCTTTGCGCCAGTTGCCTAATGTGATATCGCACATGGCATTGCTGGCAACTGTGTAGAGGTAAGTTGAAAACCGTGTTCCGTTATTCGGGTTGAATCTTTGATCGGCGATGCAAAAGGCAAGATTTCCTTCTGCAACCAGCTCCTCAAACTCAACTCTCCTATTGCAACGGTTTGCCCATGCGTGCGCTAATTTTAAAATCATTGGTTGATAGTCTGTGTAGTTGTGTATAGTCATTTTTTCTCCTTTCTTAATAGGATTGCTCCTTTTCTTATTGCTGGGTTAAATGGATTAAGTTTGATTTTACCGAGTCCTTTGCATTTCTCGCATGTTAATTCTGTATTTTTGGTAATTGGAATCTGCCCGCTTCCTCCGCAAAAGTTACATTTGACAATCTTAAAAATGCCTGTACCCTTGCACTTATAACAATCAACGATTCTCCCGCTTTTCTGTTTGAATTTTCCTGTCCCTTTGCAAGCATTACATTTTAAGGTTTTCTTTCCAGAGCTTCTTGAAAAGCCAAATAGGAAGTCTGAAAAAATTCCTCTAAAAGGATTAGGATTTGGGTCACAATATGGACATATCTTGTAAAAGTAATCTGTCCTTTGGATTTTTCCTGTTCCTTTGCAATCAGGGCATATGTCCCACAAACCAAACATGTCTTCATCTTCTTCAAATCTTTGCTGTGTTGCTTTTATCTCATTTTCAGAAGTAAATAAGATCGCTAAATTTTTGAGGTGTTTATATGCTTCTATGATTTTTCGTACTTTCTTATTGTCGTTTGGATTTCCAGTGACATCAGGATGATTGAATTTTGCAAGAATCCTGAAATTCCTACTCAATTCTTCGGGGGAAAAGGGATAAGAGTTTATGCTAAGTATTTTCATGGCATCTTCTGTCTTTCCCCCAATTGAAATTTTCATTTTTTCCCTCTCTTTTATTGTTAATGTTTAGCTCTTCTTTTACCTTAATAGCAATATAGATGCCTATCAGTCTTGCAAGCTCTGCGTGGCTGATTTTGCTTTGACCGTATGCTTTGAATAGTTTTGCCATTTTTCTTTCCTCCTTTTTTAAGGTTTTAATTTCAACCCAGCCCTCTCTGTTGAAAGGGCAAGGCAAAAACTAAACAACTTCAACATATTCCATAGTGACTTGCAATAGGTGGTCATAATCTCCGCTGGTTGCTTCGTCTTGATATTTCCCAATATATTCTGCATCTGCTCCCGCCTCTCGCAATGCTCCTTGCACCCTGCCCATTATGGCAAATGCATTTCCATCTTCCCCTGCTAATTTGACTTCTGGTTTTGTTTCTGGTGCTTTCATTCGTTTTTCTCCTTTTTAAAGTTTTATAAAACATTTAACTTTTTTAACTGTAGGATTTTCTTTAATCCATTCTTCCATTTCTTTTAAACCAAAAGATAGCCCACTTTTGAGCTTAAGTTCTTCAATAGTATTACGACCATTTTTATATTCAATTTTAGCGTAACATTTTTTCATAATTAATTTGGCTTAATCCAGCGTAGATATGTTTGGGGGCTACCTACGAATTTCACTTTCCAATATTCTTGATCTCCTGGATATGAGCCAGCTTGATATTTTTCAATAAGCTTGGCTTTCCCTTCTTCTTTTTTCTGTGTAAAAGGATCTTCATAAATCATTATAACATCACCTTTTTTCATCTCTTTCTCCTTTCCACTTTTATTCTTTTAAGTTGTGATTTCTTAACAATAAAATGTTCATATGCCATAGGGCATTCATTCCCTTTACTTGGTAAAGGAATTTTGAAAAACTCCTTCCCACAATGTATGCATATATATTTTCCTAATTTGTCATCAAAATTCATGCTCATTTTCTACCTCTCCTACTTTTTAAAGGCTACGATTGTACCCGAATCATACCATTCGATTGCATAACCAAGTTTTGTTAAAAGCTTAGTTAATTTTGGATGCACTTGATAGCCAAACTCAGTCCACCAATCAGCAGCAGGTGCCCCATCAATTGTTCCACCTTCAGCAGCATTCCCAAGATGAATGTTCTCACCATCGGGGCGAATTCCTTTTATCTTAGGAAAAGCTGACTTTAATTTTCTAATCACATTCTCTGCTTTTCCATTGAGCTTCATTTCAGCTCCACACTTAATGCAGCTCAAACCCTTTGGATAGTCTCTAAATACTGATCCTCTCTCTACAAGTTTTTCAAAACCACACTTAGAGCATACCCATAACTTTTCTTCTTTCATCTCTTAGCCTCCTTCCTTTCTTTTTAAGATTAACGTCCAATTCAACCATATATCTACAAGAGATAGGCTGACAAGAAATTAATCCCTCGGTCTTTTCACATGACCGCTCTTCCTTCTCGAATCTTCATGAGCGTAGCATCTATTTGCACTTGGTTGTCTTTCAACCACATTCTTCTTCAAAGGCTTTCCACAAACGATGCAACGTTTGTTACTCATTTCTCTATAATTGTAAGGTTTCTTTGCCATCTGCTTTCACCTCCTTTTATATTGTTCTATGCCTTTTTGGCCTTAATGCCTGTAATTTTTCAATTGTGAATTTCTTGACGAATTTCCCCTGCCGGCATCTGATACACCCTTCTTTTTCATCTTCTTGCCTATGGATGCAAACCTCAGTGTGAATGCGTTCTGTATTGCGGCAACACCAAAACATATTTCTCGCTTTGATTTGCTCCTCTGTCACAGAGGGGGTGAAAGTTTGGTTTTTAACCATCATTGCTCCTGCCAATCTTTTTATTGTACTCTCTTCTTTTTCTTTCTTTACCATGTTTCCCTCCTTATTTAAATGTTTTCAAGCAATCCTAATTGATGGTATTCTTTTGGCTTTGTTGTTTGGCTTACTGCGCTTTTGCCTTTTGCCAAAACCCTGGCAATAAGTTCATGGTGTTTCTTAGGGTCAAGGTCAAATGCCTCTCCGTCTTTGCCAATGTATCGACCAAACCCGTCGGCATCCATAAAAGCAAATCCGTTTTTCAGTTCCAGGATTTTTCTTTCAATAATCATTTATTTTCTTCCTCCTTTGCCTGTTCTTTTAGATATTTTTCTACTTTTGCTAATTCAATCTTTTGGCATTTGGCACAGATACCGTGACTTGTTTGGTTGTCTGGTTCGGGGCTGTCAACTAAAAGCTTGCCACACCAGGCACATATTGTTTTCATTGGTGTCCTCCCTTTTAAATTAGTGATTAAAAATTATCAATTCTAATGCTGTTCTTTTTTAGTTTGCCTGTTGGCGTTAATTTGGCCCAAAATGGTTTATTCTGAACCGTGAAAGTAATCAATCCAGTATCACCAATGATTTTAATATTATCATTATGGGTGCCATTAATGTTTACACGCTGCATTTCTTTTGTGATTTGTGTTTGTAATCTCATTTCTTTCCCTCCCTTTATATGGTTATTTTTTTTGGTTTCCTAAGTCCTTCATTAAGACTATTGCTTTTCTACCCATTTCATCTCTATAATGACGCTCGATGTAACCAGCAGTTAATTTGATCTCCTTTACGATTTTGATTTTACCTTGTAGCGTATATAATGGTGTCATGTCCTTTCCCTCCCTTTTAAAATATTATTCTTCAAACTCATTTAATAATGTTTGTAGTGAGTCATCATATGGATTTCCTTCACCAAGAAGGGTTTGGAATCCATATTCTCCGTAAGCATCATAATTGCTCTGAAGGTTTGTCCCCTCGACCGCTGCATAAGCAAGCGACCTGGCTTCAGATACTAATTCCATTGCCTCTTTTACTAGTTCTACTCTTTCTGTATTTGTCATTTTGCTCTCCTTTTAAAGTTTAGGCCTGCTCCCCGAGAGGAGCAGAATAAGCCTTAAATTTAATATTTAATTACTTCTTTTATGCTATTCTGACTTAGCAAAACAGTTTTAACTCCATTCAAATAATCAAATTGGTTGAAATTGTTATCTATTGAATTTACTTCCTGAATTACTCCGTCGTCTAATTTTACTAGGCTTTTATATCTAATCTTAAATTCTTTTTTCATTCTCTTTTTCTTCATGATGCTCTCCTTTCATTTTAAAGTTTATTTTGGTAAACGAATTATTTTCATTGTTCCGTCTTTATAGATAACAGCTACTTTTCCCCCACCGATTGCTCTCGTTCCCATAATTGTTTTTGGCTTATCTATTTTTCTCATCTTCTTTCTCCTTTATTTTAAGATTAAATTTAATCCTTCGTCCTTGTCCACCATCTCTGATAGACAAGATCAAGAATCAAATTATCTGGTGGTTTCTAAATCCTTTACTGTTCGGGAAAACAGTCCGTAGAGCCTAAGGATTACCTGAATCCCATTACCGTATGTGTTTGGCTGGCATCGCTCAACCAGTGGCAACTGTCGGCTTCTATTGTCAAAAAAACAATTAAGAGCTTTGCACTCTCTCGGAAACAAAATGGTTTTGCTCCCTGGGTTTGGTTTATTATGTTTATTATTTAATCTCATCTTACCTATAATATAATACCTTAAAATAAGAAAGTCAAGAGAAAAAAGGGAAAAAAGTAAAAAAAGTAAAAAAAGACTGTAATGATTTCAATGACTTACAAACCCCCTCTATTTTTTTTTAAAAAAACCTTTTTTTCTTACCTTTTTTATTATAGAGTTGCAATATAACAAGAAGGGACATAGAAGGTTATGCCAAGATTCAGACGCACTACTCCACCCAATAAGAAGCCTGCCAATAATACTTCAAAGACTAAAACGATAACCATTTCTAAGAACAGCAATGGCGGTAATGGGAGAAGGAATGGGAATGGAAAGTTAACCCCATTGCAAGCTAAATTTGTTGATGAGTATCTGAAGGACTTGAATGCAACTCAGGCGGCTAAAAGGGCAGGGTATAGTAAGAAGACGGCGGAAGTGATCGGGTGCAATCTATTAAGTTTAGTTAAGACGCAACGGGCAATCCAACACCAACGGGATAAACTGAGCGCCAAGGCCCAGATTGATCAGGAATGGGTGTTGGAAAGATACAAACGGTTGATTGAGTTTCATCTGGATGAGATCTATGAAGAGGATGGTAGTTTAAAGCCCCTGAGTCAAATCCCTAAGAATGCCCTGTATGCTATTCAAAGTTTTAAGAACATGAAAAACAAATCCACGTCTACTTTTAAACAAGGGCAGAAAACAACAGAAATGTTCTTGCAAGATATAAAACTCCCTAACAAAAGAGATGTTCTCGACTCCTTGGCTCGGCACCTGGGAATGTTTGAAAAGGATAATGCACAGCAAGGCGGGGCAGGCAATAAATTCAACTTCAATGCCCCGGTGCAAATCAATGTTGGATTGATCGGGGAAGAGGAGTAAAGATGTGCTATTTCCACTTTTTTATAAATATTCTTTGTTTTAAGAATCCTAACTGCATGGCCATCATTACTATGCATGTGAGTATGAACTAATGAATACGCAATTAATACTTAAAAAACGGGATGAAGCTATAGGCCAATTGACAGATGTTAGGGAACAAAGCCCTTCTGAAATTGATGATAATACTCCTGATTGTAATTGTCATCAACACAGTGGTTGGCATTACTGCGATTTTCACGGTTGGTGTAACCCGTCTACACAAATAGGGGTGTAATGAGATATTAGAAATAATGGAGGAGATGAATGGACACAACACCTAAATACATCAAGATGTGTGAGATGGCAGAGGAGATACAGGTAGGATGGCAATATGAAGATGGTGATTTTTATCTTCATAGATTTCCTGATAAAGAAGGGAAATTTGTTGGCAAAGAAGTGATGATGATTCTTTGTCAATCTTGTAATGTAAAAGATAGCCATGGAGATACTTATGTTAGTGAATATTCGCCAAAAGGAGAAAACATTTGGCTCCCCCGCCAAGACCAGTTGCTAAAAATGGTTGAAGGTGCACCCTGGAAACTTTCATCAGTCAAAATGGATGAAAGCGATGACTATTTTTTTGAATTTCAATTTTATACAGGTTTTGATTATTGGATTGGATTGACTCCTGAGCAGGCAATAATTCAAGGTGTAATGCATGAGAAGTTTAACAAGGCATGGGATGATAGTAAAGAGCAATGGATATTAGGATTCTGAGATAATGCAAGAAAACAAATCCATCAACATAGATATTGATAGAAAAGTTTTTAACAAGGTCTACCTCCCATATCTGGACGGTAACACACGTATTCAAATTTTCTTTGGGGGAGCTTCTGCTGGGAAGTCTGCATTTGTTGTTGGTCAAAGGACGGTTTGGGACCTTCTCAAAGGCGGGCGCAATTATCTGATTGTTAGAAATGTTGCCCGTACATCTTCCACATCTACCTTTAATCAAGTTAAACAAATTCTTAGTGACTGGAAGGTTGAACATCTATTCAGAATCAATCTTTCCACTTTGGTCATTACCTGCATCAATGGATATCAGATATTATTTGAAGGGCTGGATGATGTTCAAAAGTTAAAATCCGTCTTGCCTCAGAAGGGGGTTATTACAGATGTTGTTGTTGAGGAGGCGACAGAGACCAAGCAAGATGACATAAGGCAACTTCAAATTCGGTTGAGGGGGAAGGCTGAAAAGCCTAAACGTTTAACTTTGCTGTTTAATCCTATTTTGCAATCACACTGGATTCACGAGGAGTATTTCAAAGGCCGTTTTCATGAGGGAGATCGAGTTTATCATGATGATGGCCTTTTGATTTTGCACACCACATACAAAGATAATAGGTTTTTGGAGCAAGCAGATAAAGATACTCTTGAGGACCAGAAGAGTGAATACCATTATGACGTTTATACTTTGGGCAAGTGGGGTGTGCTTGGGGGTGTGATCTTTACCAATTGGAAGATTGTTGATTTGTCCAGTATGATACCTATTTTTGATAACATTAAGAATGGCCTGGATTTTGGTTTTTCCGATGATCCGGCTGCTTTCAACCGCTTGCATTACGACCGGATGCGTAAGAAAATCTATATATTTGAGGAGATGCATGAATATGGATATACGAATCCGATGATTGCAAGTTGGCTGTCTCCTGTTGTGGGGAAAGAACTTGTTGTTTGCGATTCAGCAGAACCAAAGTCAATTCAGGAATTGCGGAATCATGGCATTAATGCTATTGGGGCAAAGAAAGGAAAAGACTCAGTTCATCATGGGATTCAATTTCTACAACAATGTGAGATTCTCATTGACCGTTGCTGTCAGGAGACTATAAATGAGTTTCAGCAATATCAGTGGAAAAAGTTGCGGACAGGTGAAGCAACTAATGTCCCGATGGATGAGAATAATCACCATATTGATGATATCCGGTACGCATTGGAAGATGAAATGCCACAGTTGAAAGTCACACCCCGAATCTCTGTTGTTGATCATGACAAATCTATGAGAAGTGTTGAGCCCACAATGCCTACTAATGTTAAACCAGGAGAGCAAGTGATTGAGGTTTGGGAGCAAGATCGAATAGTGGGATATGAAATTCTTAAACCGGGGAGAAGAAGGCCAGGGATTTCGTTGCCTTTGAGGTAAGGGGTAGAAGTAGGCTACGATCAATGAGGATCAATGAGGATCAATGAAATGGCCTTAAAGGTCTACCTATAATAGGAAAGGAGAAAATACCATGAGCTTTGACATTTTAAAGACATTAGGGAAGGCGGCTAAGGTTGCTGCCAGTTTTATTCCAGGCATTGGTCCGGTTTTAAAGGGGGCATCTGCAGTAGCTGAATTGGTTGGGGGCAGTACAGGGGAGAAGATTAATACTGGTTTGAAGATGGTAACAGAAGGCATTGGAGAGGTTGCTAAACAGCCTTTATCCCCGGAACAACAAATTGAGCAACAAAGGATTGCTTCTGAGACTAAAGTTGAACTGGCTGAATTGGGGTACAAGGATAAGAAACTGGATTATGATGATGTGGCCGGAGGAAGAGATGTTATCAGGACAGCTCTATTGAGCGACGACCCTGTTGTCCGCCAGGCCCGCCCCAAGATGATGGCTTTGCTTGGCAAAGTGAGCGTAGGCTACACCATTGGCTCCCCTGTTCTTGTTTGTGTTATGGCTATTTTTAAAATTGACAAATCGTTGCTGGAGCTTATTACTAGCATGATTCTATGGCAAGGGGCAACCCTGTGGGGAGCTTTTATGACTTCCTATACTGGCTACACTATTGCCAGATCTGCGGACAAGAACACCCAGGCAAAGATTTCAAACGGGTTTGATCAAAGCAAATTACTTGATATGGTTTCTAAGGTTGGCAAACTGGTCTCTTGAAAGAGGAGGTCAAAATGAATAGTCAAAAGCGCCAAGCCCTGATTCTGGAACACTTTTCTTTCGCAAGAGGGGTTGCTTTCAATGTCTGTTGGAGTAAGAATTGTGCTTTTCATCTTTTTGAGGACTGTATGTCTATTGCTGTTGAGGTTATGATCAGGGCAATTGATAATTATGATGGTTCTGTAGGGGCATCATTAAAAACTTGGATTGCTAAAAAGGTTAGGTTTGCAGTGTTGGATTTTATCAGAAAGGAGAAATCCTCAAATTGGGGGGATCTTAGAGTTGAAGATTTCATCAATTCCCTTGAACTGTCTTCTGATGGGATAGAGCAAACAATTTGTAATAAGGATCTGGTTCACAGGCTCTTGTCTTTTATTGAGCAAAATAAGGGCCAGCGAACGAGAAAAGGTGAAGTTGAGGATTTGTTTGCCTATTTGGTTGATGGTTATTTGATGAGGGAGATTGCCAATTGGAGAGGGTGCACAATACAGAATGTAAGTTTGATGATTACTAATCTCAAAAAGATAATTGTTGAGGAGTTTGGAGAGGAGTTTAGTTTTAATAGATTTTAACTTTTTCAGGTTTTTACCGATATAATTAATAAAGGGAAAAAGGAAAAGGAGTTAATGGCATGAGTTTCATATCTAAATACCTTCCTGTTTCTAAACATAGATATTTTTCATTTTTTGCTACTGACGGGAATCCTATTGCTGTCTGGGATAGTGTTCTAGACGAACAGTTTGATCCTTCGTATGCTTTCATATTAGACAAAATCCGGCTTCATTTGTCCACGGTACATATTTCTATTGTGAGCTTTGTTGTTACCCTTTCTCATCATATTGATAGTGCATATAATGAAATCATAATTTCCCAGGCTATGCTTGGCGTCCATGATCTACTTTATCAAGCAGACCCTCCCCGTTTCTTTCACCCAGGTGATACTTTGTCTATTGCTATGAATATGTCAGCAGCGAACACTTATGGGCTGGAAATCACTGGCTGGGCAATAACTCAACAGGTGGGGTAATGAATAGGACAATTTTAAATTGCATTGACCCGGCAGGAAACTGTTTGCAGGTGAATGGGGTTTTTCAAAAGTTCTTTTTTGAAGCACCCCCTGCATTTGATTCAATTGAAAGTTTTGAGTTGGAAGGTGAGTCTGTTTATTCTCAGACAGTTTTTGAAAAGGTAATAGACAAGATTAAGAAGATTCTATTTTTTAAGCTATTTTAACGGAGAGTGAAATGGCGATTACTATTAATGCTGTCCAACTTGGAGATCAGTGGCTTGTTCCTGTTGCGGATTCCGTTGATAATATTCTGTCTTCTGATGTTATTGGAAATAAGACTGATGCTGCCGCTATTCCTTCCAATACGACCTCGATTGTTGCTATCATCAAAAAGGTTTATGCATCTTGTGCCAGTTTTCTGACGGGGCTTTTAGTGCTGACAGAGACCGGGGGCACAATAACTACTGACGGGACCGAGCAGAACGTCTATGTCCATAATGCTCCTGCCGGGGTTTTCTCTCCAAGATTAGTTCAACTTGATTTCACAAACCAGACTGCTGCTGAGACAGTAGTTGTGCGGGAATATTATCGGATAAAGACAGGAGGGGCTCTCGTTAAAACAGATGAAACTTCCCTTGTCGGGGTTCAAGATCCGTTATTGAAGAGTATTCTTTTGAAGGACAATAGGTTTGGGGTGAAGGTGACAATGGAAAAGACGGTAGGAGCAAACAAAGATTATGATTATGAGGCTATTTATAAGATATGATAGGTTATGATAAAAGACCTGAATATGAAGATATCCTGTTAGACCTGCCTTTTTATGAAGGTGTGGGGGCAATAACACGGGATCAGGCAAAACCACATCACCAGGATGTTCTTCTTATCAATGCCCCGATATGGGATAGTGAAGACCCGGTAACTGATGGGAATTTTGAGGATGTCACTGAGGTCAACTCTTATACTTCTGATTTTAGCAACCCGGATGTTGGAGGGGATGAGGATCTTGATGGGTTCTCCGTCTCTGGTGGTACTATTGATGGAGATATAGATGGTATTGATGGAGAAGATAATAATTTAAGATGTACTCTCAGTGCAGCCAATGAAATACATACTATAGCCAAGGTTCTTTATACACCGGGGAAAACTTATCGGACAAGGTTTGATTATTTTATTCCAGCAGCAAATAGTCATCTTGATGGTATTTGGCCTTGGATTGGTGTTGCTTTTTCAATAGAAAACACAATAGGTGCATGGACTAATTTTGATAGTTATCATATAGCTCAAGGATCTACGCTAACTTTTTTTGCATTAGATGGTACTGATCCGTCATTTGAGGATGACACTCCGCCGCCTGATGTTTTTTACATAAGAAATGTAATTGTTGATGAAGTAACTTTTGATGAATGGACCGATACTGGTGATAGTCTTGGCCCAATGGCAACTGCAGGTGTTTTGACGAATCAGGCAAGTTGGTCTGGATACCAAGCAGCAGAATCGATACTTGAACAGGTAGGATGTGTTGCGGTAGCCCTGAGAAGCTATCTTATAGAATATGTTGTTACAAGAGGGGCCGGGGCGGTTCAAATTGAATTTGGCTCGACTAATTGTACAAGTAGGGCAACAGGGGGGAGTTTTTCTGAATATATTATTGCTACAGATGCAGATCATTTAAAAATAAAAGGAGATGTTGATTTTGAAGGAACTGTTGGCAATGTGAGAGTTAGGATGACTGGTGGGGTAGATGGACCGACTTTGAATTCAGTAAGACTTGACGGGGCAAGTGAATACCTTGAATTGGCCAATGCGGATTGTGCTGATTTAGATTTTACAACTGGTGATTTTAGTATTGGAGTTTGGGTAAATTGGAGAAATGGGGTTGATTCTCAAATTATTATCGGGAGATATCAAGTTGATGATAGTGGGTGGGAGCTTTATTTGTATCAAACCCCAAATTGGTATTTAACATTTCGTGTGCATCATGCAGGAGGGGTTGCTTTAAGATCAGGTTGCTATTCTTCCGCCTGGGTTCAGGATACATGGCATCTTATAGGTATTAGTCGAGCTGGGGTATTTGCTCAACATTATAGAAACGGAGTGTCCCTTGTCACCACTGGAGTGATTGAAGACCCAGAGACTTGTACACGAGATTTGGTCATTGGTGTTCGGTTTTGTAAAACTCAAAATTACTTTAAAGGGTCTATATGGCGACCAAGAATATGGAATCGTGCATTAGTGGCCGCTGAATGGCTGAATATATTTGAAACAGAACGTCATTTTTTTGGAGTGTGAGAAGTGATAGATATAATAGGCAAATTAAACGAGTTGTTACTTGAGAATACTCATTTATCAAACTATTTTCCTGAGGATTCAAATGAGACAGTCACTTTCACTGCTCCTGGAGGGAATGATACTTTTGGGGCATGGGCAGAGATAGTAGATAATAATGCTGTTACACTATCCTCCAAATTTGCTACTAATTCAGGACATATAAGTACTATTCAGGTAGAAGATGCCTCCGTTAAAGATAAAGTTTTTGTTTTGGAGATAAGTTATGGTGCATCAAACGTTATTGTCATGCGTGGCAGATTTGTAGCAGCGACTGTGCAGTTAGACACTGTTCAACAGGGTAGAAGAAGAAGTTTAAAGATACCAGCGGGAGAAACTGTTTACTATCGCATAAAGTGTGAAACAGGAGGGGCAACAGCACGAGTCGCGTTAAGATATCATTTTTATTAATTAATTAGAAGGAGAAATCAATGACCTTTACAGCAAAATATTTGCCAATCTCAAAGCATCGATATTTCCGTTTCTTTGCCTCTGATGGGAACCCTGTTGCTGCTTGGGGTATAAAGAGGGATGATTTTGCTGCAATAACGGATTTCATGTTATAGGCCCACGGATATTGGTTCTAGCATAGTAAAGAAGAAGGAAAATGACTAAAGTATATAAAAATACAATTGGGAGAGAAAGCCCGGTATTGTCCTATCAGGACGATGATGGGATTGTCAGAGGTATAAAGGTTGATTTGGACACGGAAGTATTGCATGTTCAGAGTTGGATATGGAATCCTGATACTCTTGATTGGGAGCGTATGAAGCAGCCAACCCTGGAGCTCACGGGTGACTTAACAGTTACAATGGGCGATGTTGAGAAGCTGCTTGCTAATGATTACTGGAAAGACCAAAGGCTTGAGTATTCGGGGGGAGACTTAGTGTATAAGGGATTTAATACTACTCACAAAGCAGCTGTTAATGCAACTACTTGGTATATATGGAAGTACACATGGGTTGGTAATGACTGTACAAGAATTGAAGGGCCGCTTGTTGGCGCTTGGAGTAATAATGCAGGGTTGGCTTGGGGATAAGATATGCCTTATAAATACAATTTCCTTACAGATGAGTTAGACTATTACAGTGCAGCATTGACCGGTGGTGATGTTGTTACATTGCTTGAGGCATTGGGTGGAGGAAGCAGATTGTCACATACCAAGCTTGATGATATTGGTGCTTCTGACCATCATACTGCATTTGTAAAAGCTGATGCAGATGTCTTGTATGGGGATATAGCTGCAGTTGCTCTTAACACAGACAAAGTTACCAATGCTACCCATTCAGGAGAAGTTACAGGGGCAACTGAATTAACAATTACACCTGCAGCTGTGACTCTCGCAAAGATGGCTAATATGGCTACTGCGTCATTTATTGGTAGAACAACTGCCGGATCAGGTGTACCAGAGATTCTTTCAAAAGCCAATGCCTTATCAATATTGAATGTAGCAGATGGAGCGGATGTAACAGGAAGTAATGCACCTCAAGCTCATACCCATGATGATAGATATTATACAGAGGCAGAAGACAATACTTGGCGAGCTGGTGTTATACAAGCAGAAATGGACTATCTGGATGGTGTGACTTCAGATATTCAGACACAATTAGACGCTCGATGCCTTGAATCGGTATTTGGTACAGCAATAAGCACGGGATTATTACTGGATGGTACAGATTTAAAGGCAAGTACCATTTTACAGAAATATCATGGTGTTGACCCTGCTGCAAATGTTCTGTCATTGCTCGGAGCTGCCGATTATGCAGCGATGCTGGCCTTGTTATCTGGTGAAGCAACCGCAGCCTTTGATTTGAATGATCAGCAACTTTCAAATATCAAATCTCTGGCTTTTAATGATGGTGGAGCCACCATTACCCAGGTTAAAGATGAGGATGATATGGTAAGTGACTCACCTACTGTACTTTCCACACAACAGAGCATTAAGAAATATGTAGATAAGAACGGCGAGATTATAAGTTACCGTATTGCTACAGGAGAGTCGGTTGCCATTGAAGATTATGAGTATCTTCGAGTTTTTGATGAGTGTGGACAGTACATCGTGGAGGGTACAGGAGTATTGACAATAAATGGCAATGGAGTAATATATATAGAGGGAGTCGTATAATGGGAAAAGCAATTTTAGAAGAACAGGCATCTCCGAGCACACCAGCAGCTGATAAGGTTGCTCTGTACCCAAAAGCTGGGGGTCAAGTTTACAAGATGTCTGATGATGGGGTAGAACGCCAAATTATTGATAGTTCTGATTCTGCAAGTGAAAGTGCAGAAGGAGTTATTGAAATCGCTACTCTGGCTGAAGTTCTTGCATATACAGATACAGCTCGGGCAATAAACGCAAAGGGCTTGGGAGCAGCCTTAGCAGGCTTAGTAGCCTATGGCGTGGAATGGGATGAGGATGATAGCTCTCCTACTTTAACAAGACTTGGCTCGTTGGCTGGTTTTGCAGCGGCAGCTTCCCCAGGCAATGCTTATCTTCCTATTCAAGCAAAAATGAGAAGATGTTTGGTGGCAGATGACGGGACGGTAAATTATTATCTTGATGCAAGCGATAGCACATTAAAAGAGGAAGGAGAAACGGCCTCTGTACTAGATGGTACTGATGGCCAGGTGATGGTAGAGATTCAGAAGTTTGCTTATCGCTACACCTATAATGCTGTAACTAACAAACACCAATGGTGGATTTCATCTGTTCTTCTCCCTGGCTTTGAATGGCATCCTGCTTTCTATAAAAATGGGGCTTGGGTTGATCATCGTTATATAGGAGCTTACGAAGGAGTTGGCTATGATTTTTCCGTATTCGCTTATATCGATAGTGGGTGTGTAGCGGCAACTAATTGGTCAGGAACTGTAATTGATACTGCTAATGATAAACTTGGTAGTGTTAGTGGTTTTTGTCCAATGGTTGATGAAACAAGGGCTGAGTTTAGATTAATTGCTGCTAAAAGAGGCACTGGTTGGAGACAACAGGATTATGACTTAGTAAGTGCTATTCAACTTCTTTATGTAACGGAATATGCTTCTTGGAATTCACAAAGTGTTATAGGTATGGGTAGGACAGAATTATCTGGCGGCACTTGGACAAAAGATAGTTATATTGGTGTTACAGGTAAGTCTAATAGTGATGGTAATGGGACAAATTCTGTCAGTGGGGATACAAATAATGCTTATATGACTTACCGTGGCATTGAGAACTTCTTTGGAAATATTTATAAGTGGGTAGATGGCTTTAATATAAACGGTGGGATTCCTTATGTATCTAATGTTGATACTGATTTTGCAGATGATACTGCAACAGGAACAGGAAGTACCTATGCGAGATTACTTGATATAAATGGTGATGGAATAACTCTACCACAGGGCACAAATGCTTATCAATCAACTCTTGAACAGATTAAAAGAGGATTTTTGCCTTCGGCTTTAGATGGTAGTAGTTCAACTTACATTACAGATTACTATTATCAGGCTGCTGGGTGGCGTGTGGCTTTGCTCGGTGGGAGTGCGGGTAATGGTTCGAGTGCGGGGGCCTTTTGTTGGTATCTGGGTCTCGATTCGGCGGATGCTGCTGCGTATTTCGGCGGCCGGCTTTGCTTTTAATTTGTGGGCCGAAAAATGAGGGACCGAACAAGTAAAACGAAATTATTGATAGGTTTTTATATCTTAGTGGCGTGTGGCTAAACTCAGTGGGAATGCGAATAATGCACTGAATGCAGGAGCCTTTTATTGGAATCTGAATAACGATTCAGCGAATGATAATGCGAATATCAGTAGCCAGCTCAGCTTATTAAAATTTTTGATGGTAATAAGAAAAGAATTGAAGATATCTTGAATCAGGAAATTCTTGTTTTAGATTTTAAGATAAAAGACAGTAAAAAAGGAGCAAAATACTTCATATGCCACTATCCATTTTGAGATCAATAATGACAATTATATTGTTTTTACAGCATCAGGTGTTTTAATTGATCAACTTGAAAGGTATAAAAATAATTTACCTTTTTACACGATAATAAAGAAGATAGATAAATATTATACTTTTACTTAGTTGGGAGGCAATAAAATGAAAACAGAATCAAAGTTATATCCAAAAATTTTAAGATCAAATCGAGAAAACATGATCTTTTTTCCTGACAACATTCATAAAATCCAAAAGGAGGATATGGAAGGGGAACTGGAAGAGCTTTATGAATATGATTTAATAAAAGTCCTTGATAAAGGGCAGCAGATAAAAAATTATGAACTATGCAAACAAGAAAACTATGCTGAGCTAAGAAAAATTGCTTATGGAAGTTGGCATGACCAGCTTGAGTTAATGCAAGAAAAGGGATTTGATATGTGGAGAGAATCCTGTCAGAAAGTTAAGGAGAGTTATCCCAAAGAAACAATTAAACCAGAGGAGGAGGAACAAGATGTTCAAAAATGAATTACAAGATGCAATTATTAAACTGATGAACAATTTCTACCAGGAAGAGCAGGGTAACAGAGTAACTACAAACGTAGTTGACGGCATTACACTGAAGATAGTTAAGGTTTTTGATGCTTTGAAGATTGAAGAAGAGACAGCCAAAAAGTTAGACAAGACTTAACAGGGAAAACTTTTAAAATTAAAGGAGATACTATGGGGTTAAGGTTAGCGATACTAAAAGATGTAGGCAAAGGTGAAAGTGAAGTAGTCTTAGAGTATGATGAAAAAATGGTACTTTCACGCCTACAGGCAAGGGTAAGGGAAGGGCTTTCAGAGAAAGAAAATTTTATCAAGCATTCATGGTCAAAAGCTGAGGTTGCAAAAATACTCAATAAATCTTTTAATGATCTCGTAGTTGAATTTAAAGAAGAGACTGTGAGACTGAAATAAACAGGAGGTATTTCAATGACCTTTACAGCAAAATATTTGCCAATCTCAAAGCATCGATATTTCCGTTTCTTTGCCTCTGATGGGAACCCTGTTGCTGCTTGGAATGATGTCCTGGATGAACAGTTTGATCCATCTTGTGCTTTTATCCTTGATCAGATTCAACTCCATCTTTCCACCATTCATGTCTCAGAGGTCAGTTTCTATGTGATTATTTCAAACCACATAGACAGTGCATACAATGAGGTGTTGATTTCCCAGGCAATGGTCGGGCTTATGGATGTGGTTTATCAGGCGGACCCCCCTCGGGCATTTTGGCCAGGGGATACTCTTAGCATTGGTATGAATATGACGGCGGCAAATACATTTGGTTTGACGATTTCTGGTTGGGCTGTGACACAGGAAGTGGGGTAACTATGGGTAGATTGACTATTGATGCAGTCCCTCATAAGTATAACTCTGTTATGACAGGGAATGAAACTTTTATTGATCCTGGAGGGGATCATTTGAGATGCTTCTTAGACCTTGGGGGGAGCTAATTGGTATTAAAAATAGAAAGAAGCTAAAAATTGAAACTTGTAACCTACCGATTAATGCCTTGCCCTCATTGCCGTGGAATGGAAAGAATAAAAGTAGTAAGTGAATCAGGTACTGAGATAGGAACTTGGATTTGCCCTTTCTGTAAAACTTCGGTTAGGCCTGGATATGTGCTTAAACCAATAGAAGAGGCAGAGCCTACCATTACTGATAGTAACGGGATAAAGCATTATTTAGGAGATAACTCATGGATGGCTTTACGGAAAAACTATTAGTCGGAATACCCTTAGCAGTTTTAGGTTGGATGGAAATTAGGGTAAGAGGTAAAGTTAGTCATAAAACTTTTGAGGCAACTGTACAACCAATACAAAAACAAAATGATAGGATTGAAAGCCATCTTTGGGATTTGATGCAAGCACAGAAAATTACTCCAAGTAGAGATGTGCCTGATGAAATAAAACATAATGGAGAGAATGGGGTAAACTGAAATGCCGAAACATACCAGTAGCATAGAGGAAATAGTGATTAATGATGTCAATGTCATTTTGGATATTGCAAAAAAATTGTCCGCATAATGGTGCAAATTGTCCCTTACTCCACAGACTCTATGCGATTAAAAGAGGTCTTAAAATTATTGAAGAGAAAAGTAAAGATGAAAATCAGGCAGTTTTAGATATAAGTAACCTTTAATTGGTACAAGAAGATGAAAACAATAATCGCTTTATTAATCATTACCATGTTTGTTTTATCTGGCTGTGTAACCACTCAGAAGGTCTGTTGCCCTCATAAAGATGCTGTGTTTTTTGTCAATACTCCTATAGGACCTATGCCTGTGGCAATTGAAAAGGATTATTTCAGTAAAGACAATGAAGGCAAGAGTTGGCTTGACTCTGATGAATACAATAAAATGATAGAAGAAGAGCCAGTGATGAAAGAAGAACTCGAAAAACAGTCGGAAGAGGCTGTAAAAGAAACAAATGTTAGCTTAGATAAAATTTAAAGAAAGGAGGATGACATGCCAAATAATAATTCATCAAATCTTACATGGAGACAAATACCGGTTATTATAGGGATCCTCATTCTTTTTATTACAGGCGGTGGGTACATTTATACCAAGGCGGATAAGACAGAATTACAAATGACTGAAGTACGGTGTGAGAAAAAAATTGACAAGGTTGAAAAAAGGGTAGAGGAAGATATCAGGGATATCAAGCTTAAACAAGACAAGATATATACTCTTTTACTTAGTATAAAATTTGGGAATCCTATTAAGAAAAGGGATAATGGAAGTAAATGACAAAAAACGGAGATACGTTAATTGGACAGGTCGATAATATCACACTTTTATTCACTGATTGGGAACTTAAAAAACGTTTTAGCGAAGATTCCCCAGAGATATTCAGGAAAGTTGCGGATAGAATTGAGGACGCATTCAAACGAGGCCGGGATGAAAAATCTGATAAATAAAACCAAGACAGTAATTTTGAAAGATGAAGGTTTTAGAGCAAAGCCCTATGATGATCAGACAGGTTTGGAACTAAAACAAGGTTATTTTATTCGTGGTATTCCGACCCTTGGCCATGGCCTTACTTATCTGACCGAAGAAGAAAGCGAAGTTGTAGTTGAAATGAGATTGAGATCTATCGTTTTAAATTATTTTCCTCTGTTATCTGAAATAGGCAATTGCAATGAACAGAGACTTGTTATTATAATCAGTATGATTTACCAATTAGGTTTTACCGGTTATAAGAGATTCAAAAATATGAGGCAGGCGATTCAAGATAAAGAATGGCCAAAGGCGCATGATGAATGTCTGGACAGCAAGGCATATAAATATGGGTTACCAGGAGTGAAAAAACGATTTAACTGGTATGCTGACACCTTATTGAAAGGAGAATAAAAATGAGTGTTGGAATAGGCTCTGATGATTCTTTTTTGAGTGCAAAAAAATCACTTTAATATATCAGAATTTTGGGTAGGTTTTTCAATGGGAATAAGTGTGTGAGTGAGGCTGAAGATTTTATATGCTTGGCTAAAGAGGTATTGGGAAAGTCGAAGAAAGGATTAAAATGCTCGGATTCATAACGAAAAGATGGATGAAAATATTCAAACGAAAAGAAAGCCGCACAATTGGGATAGTTTCTACCCCGGACTCATCAAAAGTTGTTTGGCCGGAACGGGGGTATGATAATTTTGCACGTGAGACTTACCTGAAGAATGTCACTGCTTTCCGGGCAATTGATGAAGTTTCTAAATCGGGGGCTTCTGTGCCGTGGAAGATTTTTGACCACACAGATGATGGGGGCAGGGAAGAGGTTTTAGAGGATCCTCTTAATTTGGTTTTGAAAAGACCGAATCCGGATGAATCCTTTGCGTTTGTTGTGTTGAAAACACTTGCTTATTTAGTCATGAGTGGGAACTCTTTCTTAGAGAGGGTCAGGCTGGAGACAGGCCCGAACAAGGGGCAAATGCGAGAGCTACATTCCCATCGCCCAGACCGATTCAAGTTTGAAATTGCTGATGGAAGGCTGATTCAATATGTTCACACAGTAGGGGGGGAAAAGACAAGGTGGGATGTTGACCCGATAACTCATCAAGCAGACATTCTTCAACTGAAGGCCTTTCACCCATTGTCTGATTGGTGGGGGGCTGCTCCAACAGAATCCGCAGCCAGGGAAATTGATACTGGCAATGCAGCTACGGAGTGGAACAAATCTTTGCTTGATAATCAGGGCCGCCCTGGTATGGTTTTCACCTTGGTTGGGGCTTTAGGCGAACAACAGTTTGATGAATTGGAGCGCCAGCTTGCACAGCGTAGTGGTCCGGCTTATGCTGGCAAGGATTTAATTATCACAGGTGAGAGGGGCACAGGGGTTCAGCCTTATGGGTGGTCGCCGACTGAAATGGATTTTAAGGAAAGCGATATCCGCTTGATGCGTAAAATTGCAATGGCTTATGGGGTGCCCCCTGAGCTGCTTGGAATTGAATCTGCAACATTCAATAATCGAAAGGAAGCCCGCCTTTTTTTCTGGGAGAATACGGTAGTTTGGTGGCTGAATTATCTTCGGGGGGAGCTGAACAATTGGTTATTTCCGAGTGATTCTTCTCGCTTCATTGATTATGTTTTGGATGATGTTCCTGCGTTTGCGGAAAAGAAAGAAATGTTGTGGAAGCGTGCTGAGGAGGCAACTTTTGCATCTATAAATGAAAAGAGAGAGATGGCAGGATTGGATAATTGGGGACCTTCTGGCGATGTGATCTTGATTGATGCCAGCAAAATTCCTTTAGATATGGAACCCTCTGAAGAGGAGGGAGAAGAGGAAGAGACAAGAAAAAGGTTGCTTGCTGAGGGTTATACAGAAGACGAGATTGAGGAAATGTTGGAAGGAGATTATGAAGATGGGTTAGAGGAAAAGGCAAAGTACAATTGTTCGTGTATTAAGTGCGGTTACAAAATGACTTCAAATAAGCACTGTAATACGCTCACGTGTCCCCGATGTGGGGGAAAGATGAGAAGAGCAGAGAGGCCAGGACCGGGTAAAGGTGAGGATGATCTGGGTGAGATAGTTTTTGATTTGGAACCGCCAGAAGACAAGCCATACCCAAACGAGCATGCATGACGACTCAAAGATCCTGGTCAGTTTGACCAGTTTGCAAGAGTCGGATGTTTTAGAAAGTCAGATGGAAAATGTATTGATTATATTTTCGGGATTAAAGGCGGAAAATCAATTGTTCAGGCATTGAGATATAAGAAAAATGTTTGGACTACTGCTGATGCCCGAAAGCATTGTGGTGGGCGTGGCGGAACTTTTGAAGCAGCAAGAAAAGATAATTGATAAAATTCCCAAATTAAAAAATGATTAACATCACAAACAGAAGATCCCGTCTCCTCTGGCAAGCAGAAATCGAACGAATGATGGGGAGCTTGGAGTATTCCCAGACTAAAGAGTGGACACGCCTTTTTAACTCCCAATATTTCAAAGCAGCTCGACTGGCCAGGGTCGGTAGGTTTGATGATATTGATTTTGTCATTGATGATGCCCGCCTCCGGATGATTGACACCTTGAAAAAACATTACAGAAGGGCTGCGACTGTCTTCAGCAACAAAGCATTTGGAATCCTTGCCAGCAAGAAATTTATTCAACCCTCAGAAGTTAAAACCCCAAAGGAAGACTTTTGGAGCGAGATCAATGCATGGGCAAACTCTCAAGCAGGCAGAAAGATAACTCAACTCAGCAGAACTACAAAAGGGGCTATTGCAGGGGTTATCCACAAAGGGATGCAAGAGGGAATATCCCATGTTGATATTGCAAAAAACATTCGTAAAACGGGAGCAATTACAAATTCAAATCGGGCAAGGACAATTGCATTGACAGAAACCCATACAGCAGCAATGAAGAGTATTGACTCTGCCGTCAAGAGCACCCGGATTGAGATGGAACGGGAGTGGGTATCAGCAAGGGATATGCGCACAAGGCGGCCTGGCAAATATAATATCTGGAATCATTATGGCAAGTTCCCAAATGGGGCAGATGGGGAGCGGGTGCCACAGGATAAGGATTTTGTGGGCACGGGGCAGCCATTAAGTTATCCTGGAGATCCAAAAGGGGCGGCTGGGAATATTATTCGGTGTCGTTGCGTTCTTCTATATTTTACAGTTAAAAAGATGGAGAAGATTAAACCGTATAAGCCGGCAGTATCTCCAACGACACCTTTGGAAATAGGAGATTTGAAAGATAGCAAACCATTAGGGGGAGGGGTTAATGTAACTAATATTGTTGGAATTGAACACGAAGGAAAAAGGTTTAAGGCTATTTTTAAACCTGTGGATGGAGAAAGTTGGATTCAGAGAGCGACTATTTCAAACAAAAAGTTTACATTGGCTGAGAGAGAAAATCTTGCTTATGAAATTGATAATAAATTGGGCATTGGGATGACGCCTCCCACGGTTATGCGAGATTTTGGGAAGGGAAGGGGCAGTGCTCAAAGGTGGATAGATGATGCATCTGAAGAATCTGGGTGGTATGGGAGAAAGTTGTCTCCTGAGGAGAACTTTAAAATAAATCTTTTTGACTATATTATTGGAAACACAGATAGGCATAGTGGAAATTATTTAAGGTTAAAAGCAAGTGGGAATCCTGTATTAATTGATCATGGCTATTCTTTTCCAGATCCAAAAATGGGGAGTCAAATCGGACTCAGAGCTCTTAGAAAGACAGGATTATCTGAATTCAGGAGAATTTCTGTTACTTTTAGAGATAAAGAAATTTCTAATGAACTGCGAGGTGATATACTGGAGCGACTAAAAAAATTAAAAATAGATAAATTAGCAGGAAAGTATAATTTGACTAAATCGGAGTTGGCTGCATTGAAAGAAAGAATAAAATTAGTGACAAAAGCAGTTGACGGAAATCAATGCAACTATTTGTTTAACCTTTATGATCAAACTGGGATGGAAGATTTAATTGAGAGGATAGGCAAATGAAAAGGGTTGAATTTTATAGAACTATAGATGACGGGCAGGAGACAATCGGCGTGGCATTTCTTAGGGGGGATAAGGTTTCTTTTAAGGATTTGCCAACAAAATTGATAGAGGAGTTGAGAAAGGGAATTAGAGGAAAGATTCAAGGACATTTGTTCTATCCGAAAGACGGAGTAAAGTTTTTGGAAGCATTGAAATATGCATACTCAGGGAGTATTTTGAGGGCTTCTGATGTAATGGAGTAAGCTATCTTTGAGAAAATAAATAACAATTTTAACTTTTTCAGGTTTTTACCGATATAATTAATAAAGGACAATTTTATCTTGCGGGGAATTAAAGAATGGAACAAAATTATATTGAAGCTCCATTTGAGGTAAAAGCAGCAGACATAAAAGAAGACGGGTCTTTTCGAGGATATGCATCCCTTTTCAATCGCAAGCCAGATGCTCATGGTGACCTGGTTAGCAAAGGTGCTTTTTTGGATACCCTTGCGAAAGGGGGCAGAAATGAGACTGGGATTGCGATGCTTTGGCAACACCAAACTGACCAAATCCCTGGCATTTGGTCCTCTCTACAGGAGGACGGCAAAGGACTTGTTTCAGAGGGTCGGCTTGCTATTAATATGACTTTGGGTAAAGATGTGCATGAAATTATGAAGCTGGCTGCTGAGGTGGGGACTTTCCGATTGGGCCAGTCAATCGGTTATGATGCCATTGAATATGATGTTGATGAGAAAAAGAAAATTCGGGATTTGAAGAAGGTTGAGTTATGGGAAATCTCGTTGGTAACATTTCCTGCTAAAATAGGGGCAAATGTGCTGACGGTGAAATCGATAGAGGATACCAGAACACCAAGAGAGCTGGAGGATCTCCTGCGGGAGGCAGGACTTTCACATTCAATCTCAAAGTATCTGGTGAAATTATGTAGGCCCTCCCTGCGGGAGGCGGGTGAAATAGGGCCGTTGGAAGCTGAGTTGCTGGCTGGAATACTTGCCAGCTTGACAGAAACAAATGAGTATCTTGAGACTTTTCATAAATCTGTTGTTCCTTTTAAATCCTACTCTCTTGCAGATGAAGGGGAGACATGGGATGCAGGGGCACAAGTGAAGGCTGCCGATGTTGATGATCTGAAAGTCATGTGTACGTGGTATGATAAGGCCAATGCAGATAAAAAGAGTGCATACAAGTTGCCCCATCACAAACAGGATGGATATACAACTGTTTGGAGGGGGGTTGCTGCTGGTATGGCCCGCCTGCTTCAACGGGGAACAAAAATTCCTGATGCAGACCGCAAAGGCTGTTATAACCATTTGGCAAAGCATTATAAGGAGTTTAAAAAGCCTGTGCCAGAGTTTAAGGATTACAGCAATGAGGAGTGGATTGCAGCGTTCCCTGACTATGCATCAGAGGCGGGAATGATTGAAATATTGGAAAGTCTGTCGGAATTAAATTTATCAAACTAAGGAGGATATAACGATGTCTGAGCCTGTAAAAAACCTTGAGCCTGAAGTTGTGAAGGCGGTTCAAGAAGAGATAAAAAAACTAGGGGATAATGTCAAAAAGAATTATGAGGATCTGCAAACCAGATATACAGAATTGAAGTCACTGTTGGAGACTAGTGAGGGCAAGTTTGATTCTCTTGTTCAATCACAGATCTCTAAATTAGGGGCGGATATTACAACTCGGCAGGAAGCCCTGGATCAGAAGATTGTTTCAATTGATATTGAAACAGAGAAAAAGGCACTGACTGACCGAATGGATCAGATTGAGTTGGCTGTAAAAGATCAGCTCAAAGCCTCTTCGGAGCTTTCCAAAGAAGCACCAGAAGATAAGAAAGATGCCTGGAATTTTAAAATTGCTGCGATGGCCGCAGGTGGGCGTTTTGAGAATGGTGCTAATTGGGAGCAATTGCGGGAACTGAAGCCAGATGTTGAGGAATATAAGGCTTATGTTGGTGCCTTTGAAGGATGGCTTAGAAGGAATGTTCAGGGTCCTATTCCTTCGGAAGAGGTTAAAGCTCTTTCAGTTGGCATTGACCCGGACGGAGGATATACAGTTACCCCGACTATGAGCAACAATATTGTGAAGCGTCTTTTTGAGCTTGATCCGTTGCGGTCCCTTGCCTCTGTAGAAACCATTTCCACGAATGCCATCGAATGGTTGGTGGATTATGATGAGGCTGGTGGGGGATGGGAAGGTGAGACCGAGTCTGGGGGCGAGACAGGGACGCCGAAGATCTTCAAAAAGAGAATCCCAGTGCATGTGCTTTATGCCAAGCCGAGGGCCACACAGACCTTGCTGGAAGACTCTGCGATCAATATTGAGAGTTGGTTGGCAGATAAGCAGTCTAATCGTTTCTTGCGACTTGAGTCAGCTGCTTTTGTGAGTGGAGATGGGGTCGGTAAACCAAGGGGCTTTTTGACCTATGGCAATTATGCTGCTGCTGGGGTTGATGAATGGGGCAAGATTGAACGCATGAATATCGGAAACCCGATTACTGCCGATGGACTTATTGAACTGAAGTTCAGACTGATTGAGCAATATCTCCAGAGAGGCACCTGGTTGGTTAATCGGCTGACGGTTGCTGATTTTATGCAATTGAAGGATGGGGCTGGTCGGTATCTGTGGAGTCCTGGCTTGAAAGAGGATGAATACAGTACCCTTTTGGGATTGCCCTTGAGGATGAGTACAACGATGCCAATTCAAGCAGCGAATGCACTTTCAGTTGCAATCGCTGATTTCCGGGAATCTTACATGATTGTTGACCGCCTTGGGATCACGGTACAGAGAGATCCCTTTACCCAGAAACCTTATGTAGAGTTTTACACAAGAAAAAGGGTTGGCGGGGATGTGATCAATTTCCAGGCGATTAAATTGGGCGTTGTAGCATAACATAAATGATTATCCTTCCGGTGGGTCTTAAAGCCCACCGGACAGTAAAGGAGGGAATATTATGGGCGGAGTAAGAGATGGATTTTCAAGCTTCAAATTTTTTGAGGCATTAGGGCCTGGTGATTACACTGGTGCGGCAAAGGTGGGAGCAACTGTTGATAGACAAGGTTATGAGACATTGGTTTTTGTTGTGCATGCAGGTGAAGACGGTTCTGGAGCATCGGCTCTTGTTTCTGTGGACTCTTGCGGATGGATTAGGATGCAACATGGAACGTCTAATGCCGCAGGAACAGTGATCTGGAGCAATTGTTCTGCTGAGCACATTCTTGTTGATGTTAGGCTTAGTGATGATGCCACAGTGCTTGGTGCAGGAACGGGTGTGAACACAAGTGGATGGGGAAGCGTTAGTGCAGGCATCCTTTGTGTAAGTAATGCTGGGTCGGGGCTCGACAATGGCACGTTTTTCTGTCTTGGAGGAGTTAGTGCTGATCACCAGAGTTATTGGGAGTCTCAGGCATATCCTGCTGGCTATATTGGGGATCATAGATGGGTACGGTTGGTTGTTTCCGTCAGTGCAGCAGGTGAGACGAGTGGTATTGCTCTGGCTGCAATTGCCATTCTTGGACTTGAGGCAAATTGGCCGATTAACACTGTCCGTAGAACCGTTTAAGAGTTTGAGTTTTCACTTTAGGGTAATGGGAGGGGAGAAAAGCCCCTCCCTGATTAAAAGGAGGAATGAGCTATGGCTCAAGATGAAACTTATCAAACTGCTGTATATGCAGAACGTGGCGGCAATCGGTATGTCGCTGGGTCCGGAGGAACGTTTGCTGTTGAATCTGGAGGATCAATTCCCATGGCCGATAGCACTACAATTAATTTGGTTGCTGGAGCTGCTTTGAGTATGGAAAGTGATGCTGTTTTGGGATTAGTTGGAGAAGATATTAATTTAACTGATATGAGACATGTTCTTGCAAGTGAATGGGGAGTAAATGTCAATGTTGGGGCAGGAGATAATAGTGTTTGGTTATCGGTTTCCAATTTGCCTAAGAATGCTGGGATAGTAAATATTCTCGCTTCGGATACAATGACTGCGGGATCTTTTTATCTTACATCTGTATCTGCTGGAAGGCAAGTGCTATTAAGATGTGTTGGCGATTTGGCAGGAGCATTTACAAATAACAAAACCTCTATTTGTGTATATCAGTCTGGCTGTATTCTTCTTGGTTCCTATGGAGAAGCTGTTGCCTCCCTTCATTTACAAACTTCTGCAACTTTCGATACTTTTGTTTTGCTTAAGGCTATATATGATGATGTCTGGGCGATTGTGGCAGATGGCGGAACGGTGACACAATCATAAAAGGAGAATATAATGGCTCAAGATGAAACTTATCAGACTAAAGTATATATGGAACAAGGGGGGAATCGATACGTCGTTGGCTCTGGTGGAACCATGGCTGTTGAATCTGGGGGGTCAATACATATTGCAGATAGTGGTACATTGACTTTGCAAGAAGGTGCTGCTTTAAGCATTGTAACTGGCGCCTCAATTGGAATTGCTGGAGCAGGATTTAGTCCTGAAGAGCTTACTCGATTAATTGTTAGCGAACAGTTAATGTTAAGCGTTCTTCCAGAAGCTTTAGACGACGTGTTGGCAGTTAGCGACCTTCCAAAGAACGTTGGTACATATATGATTGCCGCTTCTGCTACTTTGATTAGTGCCTCTTTTTGGCTACCTACTGTTTCGGCAGGAAGAGAAGTCTATCTTGGTGTTGCAGGAGATTCAACAGGAACGTTTACTAATGTCAAAACGCAAGTTGCAGTATCTACTTCTGGATGCATTATCCTTGGGTCTCTTGGCGGCATTATCTCTAATTTTACGATGAACATTTCTGCTACATCTGATGCTTTGGTTCATCTCATGGCGGTTAGTGATAATGTTTGGGCAATCATAAGTCAACGTGGCGATGTAAATGAGGCAACAATTGTCTAATAAAGGAGGCTTTTATGCCTAAGATAAGAATAACAAGAACAATGCCGGTGGCTACCGATGGCATTCACACTCGGCTTTTTCAGGCGGGATGGGAAGGGGATGTTGAGAAGGATGTTGCCAGTTTGCTTGTTTACAATCTTAAAATTGCGACATTTGTTAGAGAGAGGGCAATGCCAGAGCCTTCGGAAAGGGCTGTTATTGAATCTGCTCCAGAAGTTAAGAAGGAATCTGAAACTGAAGATGTGGAAGAGAATGGTCCTGAATATACCCGAGTTTTTCAAATGGCAAAAGCACTGGGGATTTCAAATCGCTTGATTTTGAATAAGGCAAAGGCCCTGGGAATAGCTGCAACTGCTCCTGCATCGAATCTATCTGATGAAGAAATTGCCCGAATAAAAAAGGCACTGGGACTTGGTGATTAGTAGTGTATGGATCAACAGAGCAAAATCTAAATTTTGGAATGGGGCTTGCCTATAAAACAGGCAGGTTGATTTCTAAAATATTGCCTGCTTATGGGAACCGTGTTTGGGAAGTTACTTCAGGCCCAGCCCTTGAACCTATTACTCTTCAGGAGTTGAAAGATTTTTCTGGTATTGATTACACCGAGCATGATGACATGTTAGAAGGGTTCATCGGAGCCGTTAGGGGTGCGGCTGAGGAATATACAGGCAAAGCCTTTATTTCCCAAACAATCCAGATGAAAATGGATTATTGGCCTGATGCCGTTGTTGAGCTGCCCCGCCCCCCATTGATTTCTGTAACTAAAATTGTGACATTAGATGAGGATGATGGGGAAACTGAATATGATTCAGATAATTACTATATCATTACACAGGGTACGCCGGGAAAGGTAGTGTTAAAGAAGTCCGTTACTTCCCCGCAGAATACTGTCCGGGATCATGGTGGGTTTTTGATTGAGTTCAAGGCAGGGTATGGAAGTGAGGCAAGAGATGTTCCACAGGCAATTTGTGATGGGATCAAGACTTGGGCAGCATCTGTTTATGCAACACGGACCTTTGATCCAAAGAATCCGCCTCCAGAGGCGAGGTTGTTTTTGGATTTGTACAGACGAACATCTTTGATTGTGAGATAAGGCTAATATGTCATGGCTTGCTCCAAATTTAAAACATAGGGTTCAGATTTTAAAACCGACACAGGAACCAAATGTTGCTGGTGGATTTGATTTTGGATTTGGTTTTCCTTTGGGAGAAGGCTTTGGTGGAAGCGGGTTTGATCATCTTGCTCCATTAACAACCGTTTGGATGGGCTTTTCCCCAGTTGGGTATAAAGGGACGGGGCAGAAGTATATTCGAGGTAAACAGGTCAATGAGACAGTTACACATGAATTTATTGTTCGACATCTGGCTGTGGTGAATTTGGGAAAAGAATTCGGAGGGGCATTTGCTGTTGGATTTAAATCTATGCCAGATTTAGGGCCATTAAAGTCTGATTATTATTTGTTCCTTCAAAAAGGCTCATCTGTTAAGGGAAGGCTTTTTCGGGTTGATAGTATTGTGAATGTTAAGGAAGCAAAAGAATATCTCTCTGTTGCAGCAGAAGAGATTGAAGAGAGAGGAACAGGATACCCAGCATGATTGATTCAAAAGCTCTTGTTAAATTGAATAGGGAATTGGACAGAATTGGGAAAGAGCTTTTTAAAAAGGCAAAAGAATTGCCTGGTCCTATAAATATGGAACTGGCAATTGGAGCAAGCAATATTCGCAATACAATTATCACTTCTATGATGAGGGAGAAAAAAACAGGTCTTCCATATAGGAGAGGGAAAAATATTCACATTGCATCTGCCCCTGGAGAACCCCCAGCTGTTGATTTTGGGGAATTAGTTCGTTCAATTGTGTATGATGTGAGAAATATGGAAATTGAAGTTGGAAATGAGGGAGGGGCTCCGTATGGAAAATTTCTCGAAAAAGGAACAGAGAATATTGAACCCCGTCCATGGCTTGAGCCTGCTGTAGATAAACATTTTGATGATATTTTTAGTAATGTCGGGCAAGCTGCTTTCGTTGTAATTAGAAAACCTTTTGAGGGTCTGTAAATGAAGATTGGGCCAATTGTACTTAAGCTAAGAGCAGGGCCAACTCGCTTTGGAGATATGATTGCGGGGGCCGCTGAATTAGCATATGCCCTATCAGGTACGTTAACTAAAGAGGTTGCTTTTGTAATCCCTTTAACTGAAACAGCAAAGGCAAATGACCTTGACAGTGGCATTAGCCAGAAGATAACGGAAAAGTTTGGAGTGATTGTTGCTCTGGACAATGCAACATCAGACAGAGATAAAACAGGGTTGACAGCTTATGATACATTACATGATATTAGAGCAGAGATTTTCAAAGCAATTTTAGGCTGGCAAATACCAGGGACAGAGGATTTAGTTTCATATGGGGGAGGGCGGGCAATTGGTATTACACGGGCCACCCTCTGGTATCAATTTGAATTTGTAACTATGACCCGGATTGATGATGATGACGGGGTTGATGTTGGGGCAGCAGAGTTAGAAGATTTCAATACAATCTATGCTCAGTGGATTTTGGCTCCCAGTGCTTATTTGCCAGTTGGTGGGGTGCCAGTAGCGGCATTTATGCCTGATATGACTTCAATAGTAGATTTAACTGATGATCCTCGACATGGGTCTTTTGGAAGGGGGTTCGGAATTGTCTTTGATACTTTCGATGAAGATAGGAGGAGTTAACAGATGGAAGGTCAAGAATTTTTAGTGCCTGTAAATGATCTAATGGTGCGTGATCCGAAGACAAAGAAAATCTTGCCAAAGACAGGGGCGATGAAGCCAACAAGAGGCCCTTTGGGGCGTTATTGGAACAGACGGATCAGAGATGGAAGTGTGGTAATAGGAAAACTGGGTGTTAAATCGACTGTTACAAGATTGAGAAAAACGGAAAAGATTAAGGTGGAATAAATTGTGACTATCGAATTCGATGATATTCCAACGGGTACTCGCACTCCTGGGGTTTATACGGAAATTGACGATTCCAGAATTAAAGGATTGGTTAAAAAACCAATTCGAAAACCAGCTCCAGGGGAACCGGCTGATGACTGTTCAGACCCATTGGCTAATGATGAGTGCACTGTACTTCTTATTCATAGTGATACGGTTGATGGAAGTGGTATCTTTACTGATTCGGGAGCTGGCCCAAACTGTCCTCATACAATTAATAAAACTGGCAACCCTGTACATAAAGATGTTCAAAAGAAATTTTGTGCTACAAGTATTTACTTTGATGGGAGTGGTAATTATTTAGAGATACCAAGTCATAGTGACTTTGCATTTGGATTAGGTGACTGGACAATAGACTTTCAGGTGAATTTTTCTTCATTTGATGGTTCGACACTTGTTAGTATTAAGGACTATATTGATGGTTTGACATTTAGAACTAATGAACCTGGTTGTTCTAATATAGGGGGATATATAAACAACACTGCATTTGGGGGGGGTTGGTCTCCTTTTATAGGTG